ATTATGAATGATCACTACTGGTTTGCATTTTTTTTATTTTTGGGATTAAGAGTTATGGGAGAGAAAGATGAAAACACCTGAAGACGAAGAGTTCGAGAGAATTGAGCGTGAGCAAAAGAGAATCATTGAAACACAAGAGGCTTTGCGGGATGAGATGAGACTGGCCAATAAATATTTTGACCTTGCTTACGACAACTTCAAGCGCAACCAAGTACTTGAAGAGGTGGCACAAGAGTTTGATAAGTTAAAGAATTTTGGTGATACGTCACAATCGTTCGCAGCATTTGTAAGGGGAATGAAGAAATGAAAGCATTTGCAGATCCGCACAATACGCAAGAGCACGGCATGGATTTGCGAGACTGGTTTGCTGGTCTTGCTTTACCAGTAATAATGCCCGACAACAGAGCATATCCAATGGATGCGGCAAAAGCGGCATATCAGTTTGCAGACGCAATGATGAAAGAAAGGAAAAAAAATGAAACAAGCAAGAGCAGCATTTGAGAATTACATGGCCACGAAAGGAAGAGATATCTCTGAACTTTGGAACGGTAATAAATATACAAACACAAACATCAATACAAAGTGGAGTTATTTCCTTTTGGGTTGGACCATGAATCAAGGAAAGTAAATGATCAATCTAAATCAAATTAATATTGCAAAGAGTATTCAGGGACGAGAACATATTGTTGAGAGCAAGGTTGATCAGTATGCGGAGGACATGGAGCGTGGTGATGTATTTGCTCCAGTGGTTTTATTCAGAGTGGATGGGGAGTTGTTACTGGCTGACGGATGGCACAGATACTATGCTCACAAGAAGCTAAACAAATTTAGAATTGACGAGGACATTCGTAACGGTACTTACGTTGATTATTTGTTTTACATTGGTGAATCAAACAATCACGGAATGCCTTTTACGAATGCAGACAAGAGAAGGATTCTTGCTCTGTGGTTAGAGCAGTTTGAGATTGAGTTGTTGAGTGATACTGAAATTGCCAAGAGACTGCGTGTTAGTCAGAGGTTTGTGAACGAGCATCGCAAGGGTAAGAAGGGTGACACGATTGAAGTAAAGCGTAACGGTAAGACATTTACTCGCAAGGCCACTACCAAGAAGCCTAAGAAAGAAGAAGAGCCTAAAGTTGAAACCAAAGAAATCATTCCTGTAGAGTTTGAGCATACGAAGGAAGACGAGAACTTTGCTGCGATAGATTACCTGACAAAAGAGAACGAGAAGTTGAAAGAAAAAGTTGCGTTGGCTTTTATGGAGGGTGATGAGGATGACAAGGCAAAAGCTCAGCAGTTGATTGATAGTTTGAAAGAGGAGATTCGTTTGTTGCAGATTGACAATCGTGCGCTCAAGGCGGGTATGGATAAATATCAGCGTGAGGCATCGCAGTTGAGAAAGCAAGTTGCCATGCTTGAGAGACAGATCAAGAAGCAATGACTCTAAAATTAAGACCATACCAGGAGGAAACTCTTGATGCTTTACGAAAAGGATTTGCAAAAGGCAATAGAACGCAAGTCCTCTACGCCCCTACGGGGGCGGGTAAAACAGAGATGGCCATTGCATTATTAGAGGCCACTCGGAAAAAGGGCAACAGAGCGGCGATGATTTTGGACCGCGTTGTTCTTTGCGACCAGACCAGTGCCAGGTTAGATAACTATGACATTGATCATGGAGTTTTGCAGTCTGGGCACTGGCGTAACAGGCCTTATGAGAATATTCAAATATGTTCTGCACAAACGCTAGAAAAAAGAAAACAATTTCCTGGATTAAATCTATTGATTGTCGATGAATGTCATCAAACGCGAGAGCAGACCGTTGAGTTTATCAAAGCCAATCCTGATGTTCGAGTGATTGGATTGACGGCTACTCCTTTCACCAAAGGTCTGGCAAACATTTATCAGAATATCATTTCAACGGTAACAACCCAGCAGCTAGTTAACCAGGAAGTATTGGTCCCTCTTAAAGTCTTTATTGCAAAAGAGATTGACATGAAGGGAGCAAAAAAGATTGCGGGGGAATGGTCGGCAGCTGAGACTACAAAGCGCGGAAAGCAGATCACTGGGGACATTGTTAGAGAGTGGACCAAAAAAACCCACGATATTTTTGGTGAACCCAAAAAAACGATAGTCTTTTGTTCTGGTGTTGAGCATGGCATTGACCTGGCTCGGCAGTTCAATGAGGCTGGTTTTAACTTTATTTCAATCAGTTATCGCGATGACGATGACTACAAAAAAGAAGTTATTGCGGAATTCAGTAAACCACAAACAGACATCGTGGGTCTTATTGCAACGGATATCTTAACCAAAGGGTTTGATGTTCCTGATGTAATGATCGGCGTGTCGGCCAGGCCTTTTTCCAAGTCTTTGTCCTCCCATATCCAGCAAATGGGGAGGGTGATGCGTGGCTGCGAGGGCAAGGAATTTGCGCTTTGGCTTGATCATTCAGGTAATTATTTGAGGTTTCGGCAGGAATGGGAAGAGGTTTATCAGAATGGCGTTCACGAGTTGGACGATGGCGCAGAGAAACCAAAGCCTGAGCCTACAGAAAAAGAGAAGACTGAATCCAAGTGTCCAAAGTGTGAGGCTTATTTCCCTCGTTATATGGATGCGTGTCCTAATTGTGGTCATGTAAGGGAGAAGCTTAGCAACATTGATTCTGTTCCGGGGGAATTAGAAGAGCTGCAGGGAAATATTGTGACCAGGGAAGACAAGCAACGGTTTTGGTCTATGTTGAATTGGTATATTGATAATCAGGGTTGGTCCAAGGGTCGGGCAGCGCATACTTACAAGGATAAGTTTGGCGTTTGGCCCAGGGGATTGAGTGACGAGGCGATCATGCCAGACACCAAGGTGCAGCAGTTTATTGATGCGGGTATCAGGAAATATATCCGTCAAATGAGGAGAATGCGGTAATGGATTTGATTAGTTTTTGTCGAGCGCAAGGCATTCTCATAGATGCCATGCCGCCGATTGGCGTTTGGAAAAGGTATCCAACGGACGATCATCCCAGATCCAGGAATGGCGCTGTAAAGTACATGGGTACTCATGCGTTTGTGCAAAATCATGCGTTAGATGAGAAGGTCGCAACATGGAAGCCTGAGTCAATCGAATGGGTGGAGCGGGAGCGATTCAGGGATATGGCCAAGCACGAGGCTCTGAAACAGGCAAAGTTAAACCATGAGGCTGCACAACGCGCGGCCGCAATTTTGCGTGAATCACAATTGGCCAAGCATGATTATTTAAGGCTTAAGGGTTTCCCGGAGGAATCCGGGTATGTCTGGCGCGGTCCTGAGGGTGATATGCTTGTAATCCCAATGCGCGTAGGAAAGCAGCTTGTTGGATGCCAGCTGATCGATAAGCATGGGTCTAAAAAGTTCCTATACGGGCAGCGGTCCAGCATGGCTGAGTTTATATTTGATAATGGCGGAGAGCATATATATTGTGAGGGTTACGCTACAGCACTGAGCGTGAGGCTTGCTCTTAAAAATAGGAAAATAAAATACACAATACATGTATGCTTTTCGGCCCACAATTTATTGAAAATTTCAAAATCTATCGGGTCCGGCGTTGTGGTGGCCGATAACGATAAAAGTGGTACGGGTGAGCGGATAGCCCGTGAATCCGGGCTCCCGTATTGGATAAGCGATACCCTGGGGCAGGACGGTAACGACTACCACCTAACCATGGGGCTTTTTAGGTTATCGCAAGGGCTCGCGCCGCTGATATTAAAGCATAGAAAATAAGCCAGGCGGCCAGGGCTGCGATAAATCGGGCCCCGGCTGCTGCTTGTTGTTCGCGTTGGGCCTGGGTCCTCATAACCACCCGGCCAGCTTTTTGAAATATTTTTTATATTCGGCGTAATTTTTAAAGCTTTCGCGCTGCATGCAAAATATTAAAAATTGATTGCTCATAAAATAACCTTGGCCTAGTTCGGTTTTGCTTGGTCCTAGGTCCTGGTACTTTTCACCGGCATAATTTGACAATAAAACGAATTTAATTTTATCCCAGTCGCGGGCGCTGGCCTTGGTCCAGTCCAGGATATCTTCATCATTAACGCGGCCATATCCATCGTATGGGCCGGTTAAAATTTTCCCGTCCGGTGTGAGTGCTGCTATGGTGTGCAGCGCCGGAAATCCTTTGTAAATATTTACTATCGGCTTGTGTGTTTTGGCGCATGTTTTACTTGTGAATCCCATGGTTTTTCCTTTTAAAGTTCTTCGATAAAATTTATTCTTTCGCTGTAGTCAATCGTGTCTTCGTCCGATTCTGGCGTAAAGTTTGCAATTGCTAAGCTTGCGGCTTCCTCTTCTGAAGTTGCGTGAATGTGCACTTCTTTTGTGACGAAACAGCTAACTGAAACAAAGTAAAGTTTTTTTTCTAACATGTTTTCCCCTTATAGGTCCAATACATCGGCGCGGGCCTGCTCGTGCTCGGCGCTGCTTTTGAATACTTGGCCACAATCCAGGCACACAATCCGGGAATAGTTTTCCGTTTTAATCCACCCGTGTGAGCATTGGCCGCGTTTAAGGGCCTGGGCGGCCCGGCGTGCGGTTTGTTCCAAGGCGTGTGTTAATAGGTCGGAATCGTTTGAGTAATCCATTGTTTTAAATCCTTTTAAATTGTGCAGCATCCACAGCAGGGCGCATCGATACAGCGGCCGCGGGTGTTGCGTATAAAGTACTGGGGGCGGCCTTCGTTGTACGTTATGACTAATCCAGGCGGCGCCAGGAAAGCCCGGCGGGTTTTGGTGTCGTAATTGATGGCGGCCCCGGCCTGGAAAGCGGCGCCGGTTTTGCTGCAGCGGCCGGGGTATTTTGCGCGCATTGTTTTAATCATGGTTTACCCTTTCACGATTGGGATAACGCGGCGGGCGCGTTGGTCGGTTAATTTTGCACGGGTCCCGTGTGCTCTGAATCCAATTATCGTTTTTCGGTCGGCCTTTTGGCACAGCTGGCACACTGCGCAGGTCATGTACTCTTTAACCTGGGCCGGGCATACAGTAATTGAGCGGCCCTGGGGTGTGGTGGTGTGCTGTGGCGTGTCGCTGGGCACAATGCACACAGTTGGCAGGCCGGTTGCGGCCAGGGTGTCGGCCTCTCCAGCATCATCCGCGGATAGGTTAATAGTAAAGCCCCATAAGTTGGCGTAAGTAATCCACTTCAATGCCTCGGGTGTTTTTTTATGGGTGTATGTAAACCCGCGGCGGCCAATGTTCGCGCGGACAATTTCACCCAGGGCGGCCGGGTCCACAGTTTCACCGGCGCCGGGTAAGTCACCGGCAACATTGTGGCGCCACAGCTGGCCCGGTTTCATGTTTTCAATTTGTTTGATAAGTGCCTGGATATCTACGCCGCGGCTTGGGACCTTGTTCCAATTAAGCCGGGTAAAATAGTCTTCACCATAACAATCGGCCAAGTAATGCGGGCAGCTGGGCGGGCATGTGCCGCGTTCGCTGTAGGTGGTTGGGATTGGTCCGGTTTTACGGTTTTCTGATTTGTTAATGTAATGGTATTTCATGTGTTTTCACCTTGATGGACAATGCAAAATCCCATAATGGCGGCGGCCAGTGGGAACAGTGCGGGAATTGATAAGCCGATAAAAATCAAATAACCGGATAAGGCGGTTAAAAGAAAAGAGAAAATTAAAATTAAGATATCCATTGTTTAAGCTTTCATTGTGAGGGGATTGGTTTCCTGGATCGTATAGCCCAAGGCCTGGATTTGTGTGAGGGTTTCGCGGGTTAGGGTTTTGGTTTTGGCAATAGCAGCAAAAATTTTTGCCTGCTCGCATGCTGGGTGTGCGACTAGTTGCCCGTATTGTTCGCGGATTTGGATTTGAATTGTTTTCATGTTATGCGGCCTTGAAGTACTGGGGGATTAAAGCGGCCAGGCGCTCCAGCTGCTGCTTTTTGATTTGGCGGCGTTGTGCGGCCTTTTGTGATTTCCTGGCCAAGTGTTCGCGGCAGCTTTCGCGCCAAGTTTTGGCGTATCCGGTGGGATTGGGGGAAAGCTGGTCCAGCTTATTGAGCATGCGCGCGGGCATGTCATAATAGTGTGGTCCCATGTCCTCGGTCATGTCTTTGAAATAAAATTCTACGGTGTCGCGCGAATAGCTGGCGCGGCGTTCAGTTAGGACCACCATTCCATAGTACATAGTGGCGCCGGTGGTTTCGGTGCGTTTAATGATTGCATAGTAAGTGTTGCCGGCCATGCTGTGGTCGATTACTTCCCAGCGCGTGCCCTGGGCGCTGTCCTGGGTCAATTCGCGCTGCAGCACGTCCGCGGTTTTTTGGTTTCGCCCAATTGTGTAAGAGGTCCATCCCATGATTAGTTATCCTTTTTGGTTAGTTGCCGGGCGAAGTGTTGCCCCATAAGCCCACAGCATGGGCTTATAGAATTCACTTAAGCGGCTTAAACTGTGAGTGCTGGTTAATTTCCTGCTGGGTTACTTGCTGGGCGGCCTTGATTCGGTTAATCGATTCCTGCAGCTGCTCGGTTGTTTTTACACTGGCGGCGTCAATGATTAACGATTTGTCGATTTTGTAATACTTGCCAGGCTTAAGCTGTTTTGTGGCTAAGGCTATATACTTTGATTTGAGGTTTTCATGATGCATAAACGCTGCGATGCTGCTGATTGTGTCAATTGTTAAATCGTTCATGGTTAGGTCCTTAGATAATGAAGTCGGGGTGAGTGGTTACGTTAAAGGCGGCGGCGTATTGCATCAATTCTGTTATTTGCTTTTTTGTCATGGCGGAACGGATTAAAGCGGATAAGCTGCGCGCAATGGTGTCATTCATTCCAAGTGTATGCATGGCGTGGAGTTTGATAATTTCTCTTTTCTGTGATTGATTCATGGTTAGGTCCTTTTACTTTTTAGAATATTCAATTAACCCGGTTAAATACTCTTCAGTTAATTTATCCTCATATGCAATAACTTGGACGCCTTTCGAATTAACACCCAGGAAAATCCCATAAGTGTCATTACCCGTTGTTACTCGAGTTCCAAAGGGTATGTTTTTAATTTGTTCGTCTTTCATCATTGAAATATTCATTTTGTTATCCTTTGTAGTTGCCTGCAATTATTTGCAAGTGAGTGCATAGTATTGCATCGTTTTACACTTGTCAACACTTATTTTTAATTATTTTCTAGGGGAAAACCCTAATATTGCATTCTTCATCTAAGTAATAATGGATAAATGCGGGCTAAGTGTTGCAGTTTCTCTTTTTGTTCACCTATAATCGGGCCCAGGATAACAGCGAAGCGGAGCAGTCAAAATGAAGTTAACCCGGGAACAGATAAAAGAAGGCCTGGAACAGCTGCCAATTAAAGCAGTACTGAATAAGGGAAGAGCTAAAGAGCTAACACCTAAGCAAAAGCGTTTCGTCACTGAGCATGTAATCAAAGGGGAAACTAAGTCTAATGCATACCGGAAAGCGTATAACACAAAGGCAAACCCGCGTGCTGTGGGTGCTGATGCTGCCAGGCTTGCAGCTAAGCCTGTGGTTGCCCTTGAAATAGAAAGAGTAAAGGCGGCAATGGAAGCTGCGGAATATCGTTCCGCTGGACACTTAAGGGCCTTAGTGGTGGATTCGTTAACCCGCGTATTACTCGATGACGATGCGCGCCACAGCGACCGGATCCAGGCGTCAAAGGTAATCGGCGAGATTGCTGGCGTAGATTTATTTAAACCAATAACGGAATCGAGTAAGCCGGTTAGTTCTAAGGTCGCGCGCGATCAGATATTGGATGAAATACGCAAGTTGATGGGTGTGAAGGTTGATTCGGATATCGTTGACGTGCAGGCGCGTTCGCTGCTGGACGAGCTCACGGGCGACCCCCACCCGGGCGGCACCCCCCAAGATGCGCAGCAGGAGTCCCAAAATTTTCCGCATAGTATTCCACACAAACAACCACCAGAAAATTTGCATTCTAGAACGGTTCTAGAATACCCTACGGAAGGCCCCCCCTTATAAAAGTGTTTGGGTCCCATAGGGGGTATATATATATGGAGATGGGAAATGACTGAGAAGCAGAGTGAGGTTTATGAGATTATTGAGGAGTATTGGAGGAAGTTTGGGTTTAGTCCTTCGTATCGGGAGATAGCACAGATGAGGGGTGTGAGTGGGTTAGCGGGGGTTAAGAAGATGATTGATAGGTTGGTGAAGTTGGGGGTTGTAAAGAGGATAGATGGGAAGAGATCTGTTCGGCCTGTATATATTAAGTTTAGGAATTACAAATGACGCTAGAGGAATTGTTGGGGAGTTTGGATGAGGGGGAATATGCGGCCTTTATGGAGAAGGTTGTGGGGTTGAGGGCGAGTGTGGAGAGGGAGAAGGCGCAAGAGGGGTTTATGGATTATGTGAAGATGATGTGGCCTGGGTTTGTGGCGGGTAGGCATCATAGTGTGATGGCGAAGAAGTTTGAGGCGATTGCTAGGGGTGAGAGTAAGAGGTTGATTATCAATATGGCGCCTAGGCATACGAAGTCGGAGTTTGCGAGTTACTTGTTGCCGAGTTGGTTTTTGGGTAAGTTTCCGAATAAGAAGGTGATTCAGTGTTCGAATACTGCTGAGCTGGCGGTGGGTTTTGGTAGGAAGGTTAGGAACTTGGTGGGAAGTGAGCACTATAAGACGGTGTTTCCAGAGGTGAGCTTGAGGCAGGATAGTAAGGCGGCGGGACGTTGGTCTACTAATAAGAATGGGGAATATTTTGCGATTGGTGTGGGTGGTACGGTAACGGGTAAGGGTGCGGATTTACTTATTATTGATGATCCGCATAGTGAGCAGGAGGCGGCACTGGGGGACCCGAGTGTATTTGATAGGGTGTATGAGTGGTATACGTCTGGGCCTAGGCAGCGTTTGCAGCCGGGTGGAAGTATTGTGATTGTGATGACGAGGTGGGGGGATAGGGATTTAACGGGTAGGATTATTCGGGATGCGGCGCAGAGGGATAAGACGGAGGAGTGGGAGGTGATTGAGTTGCCTGCGATCATGCCGAGTGGTAATCCGTTGTGGCCAGAGTTTTGGAGTTTGAGGGAGTTGGAGGCGTTGAGGGAGGAGTTGCCGCCAGCGAAGTGGAATGCTCAGTATCAGCAGACGCCTACGGGGGAAGAGGGTGCGTTGGTGAAGAGGGAGTGGTGGCAAGTGTGGGAGAATGACAGGCCGCCTCCGTGTGAGTTTATTATTCAGAGTTGGGATACTGCGTTTACGAAGAATGAGAGGAGTGACTATTCTGCGTGTACGACATGGGGGGTGTTTCACTTGAACGAGGATCCGAAGAATGTAAATATTGTTTTGTTGGATGCGTTTAAGAAGAGGATGGAGTTTCCAGAGTTGAAGCAGATGGCATTTGAGATGTATAAGGAATGGAGTCCTGATGCGTTTGTGATTGAGGCGAAAGCGGCGGGTAGTCCGTTGATTTATGAGTTAAGACAGATGGGGATTGTGGTGAGCGAATATACTCCGAGTCGGGGTAATGACAAATTTGTTCGATTGAATAGCGTGACGGATTTGTTCAAGTCAGGTAAAGTATGGTGTCCAGACACGAGATGGGCGGCTGAAGTGGTTGAGGAGATGGCATCGTTTCCGAACGGGGACCACGATGACTTGGTGGACAGTTCTGTTCAGGCGCTTATTCGATTTAGGCAAGGTGGATTTATACGATTGGAATCTGATGAAGCGGATGAAGAGGTGTATTTCCGTAAGAAGCACGTTTACTATTAAGGTGATTAAATGATTGATAGCGCACTATACCAAGCACCACAGGGACTGGGTTCCTTGCCTGATGAGAATGTAGAGATTGAGATTGAGGAGGAGAAGGAAGATCCTAGTGATGGGGTGACGATTGATTTGGACCCTAGGCAGAGTGAGGAAAAGGATGATGAATTTGACTCTAATTTAGCTGAGCACATTGATGATGGCACATTGGCTAGTATTGGCTATGATTTGGTGAGTGAGGTTGAGAGCGACATTAATTCTAGGAAGGATTGGGTAGAGATGTTTGTGCGGGGACTAGAGGTTCTTGGCATGAAATATGAGGAGAGAACTGAGCCGTGGAATGGTGCGTGTGGTGTATTTAGCACAATTTTGACTGAAGCGGCGGTGAGGTTTCAGAGTGAGACAATATTAGAGACTTTTCCTGCGGCTGGGCCTGTGAAGACTGAGATCATGGGTGCTATTAATAAGTTAAAGGAAGATGCGGCGGAGAGAGTCAGGCAGGACATGAATTACCAGTTGACTGATGTAATGCATGAGTACAGGCCAGAGCATGAGAGGATGTTGTTTAATTTAGGTCTTGCTGGCTCTGCATTTAAGAAGGTTTATTACGATCCTAGTTTAGGAAGACAGACGGCTATATTTGTTCCTGCTGAGGATGTGATCATTCCTTATGGATCGAGTGGGGCTAGGACTTCTGAGCGTGTCACTCATATTATGAGGAAGACAAAGAACGAGATCAAGAAGTTACAGGTTGCGGGCTTTTATGTAGATGTGGATTTGGGAGAGCCTGTACAGATCCATACGGATGTGGAGAAGAAGAAGGCCGAGGATCAGGGGTATTCGGTAACGGACGATGACCGTTATCAGATGTTTGAAATTCAGGTAGACTATGACTTGCCGGGATTTGAAGATGAGGATGGCATAGCTTTGCCTTATATTATTACTATAGATAGGGGGACCAATAAGGTTTTATCTATTTATAGGAATTGGAAGAAGACAGACAAGAAACGTTTAAAGAGGCAGCATTTTGTTCAGTACGATTACATACCTGGTTTTGGTGCTTACGGTTTTGGGTACATACATCTTATTGGTGGGTATGCTCGTGCGGGTACTTCCCTCATTAGACAGCTTATTGATGCTGGTACTTTAAGTAATTTACCTGGTGGATTAAAGTCTAGGGGGTTGAGGGTCAAAGGAGACGATACTCCTATTGCACCGGGAGAGTTCAGGGACGTAGATGTTCCGTCTGGCTCGATTAAAGATAATATTATGACGCTTCCTTATAAGGAGCCGAGCCAAGTATTATCTGGTTTATTGGATAAGATTACTGAAGAAGGTAGAAGATTAGGCTCTATTGCGGACATGAACGTGTCTGATATGAGCGCAAACAGTCCTGTTGGCACAACTTTAGCGTTGTTAGAGCGCCAGTTGAAGACGATGAGTGCGGTGCAAGCCCGTGTTCATTACTCAATGAAGCAGGAATTCAAATTATTGAAGGACATTATTCGGGATTTCAGCCCCAAAGAGTACGAATATGTACCTGATGGTGGGGAGAGAAAGGCGAAAAAAGAGGATTACGACATTGTAGAGGTGATTCCTGTTAGCGATCCTAACAGTTCTACGATGGCACAGAGGATTATGCAGTATCAGGCGGTGATTCAACTGTCTCAGCAGGCCCCTCAGATCTACAATTTGCCCCAATTACACCGCCAAATGATCGAAGTTTTGGGGATAAAGAACGCAGATAAGCTGGTTCCGACCGAAGATGATCAGCATCCAAGGGATCCTGTGAGCGAAAATATGGCGTTTTTGAACGGAAAACCGACAAAAGCGTTCATTTATCAGGACCATGATGCACATATTGCGGTGCATACTGCATTGTTGCAAGACCCATTAATGGCGGCACAAATTGGTCAAAATCCACAGGCCCAGACCATGCAAGCGGCTATTCAGAGCCACATTGCAGAGCATTTGGCGTTTGCTTACAGGAAAAAAATCGAGGATGCGTACGGTGCTCAGTTGCCAGCTCCCGATCAGGACATGCCGCCAGAGATGGAATTGCAATTGTCTAGACTTGTGGCGCAGGCATCTCAGCAAGTTCTGCAACAAAGCAAGTCACAAGCAGCACAACAACAGGCTCAGCAGCAAGCACAAGATCCTCTCATTCAGATGCAGCAGCAAGAGCTGCAACTTGAGGCGCAGAAAAATCAGATTGCACAGATGAAAGTGCAGGGCGATTTGCAAATCAGACAGGCAGAGTTGCAATTGAAGAGTCAGCAGTCTCAGGGTAAGAATCCAGTAATGGAAGCGCAAGCAAAAGCTCAGCAGATGCAGCAAGCAGCGCAAGCTCACCAGTTGGAATTGCAACAATCGGTTCAATCGCACAGACAAGAACTGGCAATGAATGAGCAAGCCCACGCTCAGAAGATGAGACAAGCCGAACATGAAGCGGCGATCAATGCACTTCTAAATGTGGCCAAGAGTGGTCAACAGAATGGGGGGAATAAATGATGTCACAACAAGTTTTAGAACATCTCGGTAAGAAAATTCGTTTGCGTCAAGACGATCTTATCGAAGCGTTAGCGAATGGTAGCGTAGCCGACTATGCTGCCTATCGTGAATTGGTGGGGGTGATCCGAGGTCTAGCCACCTGCCAACAAGAGATAGAAGACCTCGTGCGAAGATATAAGGAAGACGATGATGAGTGAACTATTGATTAGTCAAGACGGGGAGACTGCGACAACGTTACCCCAAAGTCCAGAGGAAAAGGCGCGGCAACTCCCTGATCCTGTGAGATTTCAGATATTGACGGTATTACCTGAGATTGAAGAAGAGTATGAAAGTGGAATTGCTAAAGCGGCAACAAGTATGCATTATGAAGAGGTGCTCTCCCCTGTTCTATTTGTAGTTAAACTTGGGCCTGATGCTTATAAAGATGCGACTAGATTTCCGTCTGGCCCTTCTTGTAAGGTAGGTGATTTTGTAATCGTGCGTCCCAATACAGGTACACGACTTAAGATTCATGGCAAAGAGTTCAGACTAATCAATGATGATTCAGTCGAAGCGGTTGTGCAAGATCCCCGCGGCATTACCCGCGCAGCGTAAGGAGTTTGCATGGCTACATCAAATGATGACTTTAAATTCCCAGACGAAGTAGAAAATGTTTCAGTTGAAGTAGAGAATACAGAGATTGAAATTGTTGACGATACTCCTGCGGAAGACAGAAACAGACGCCCTATGGAAGAACCTCCATCAGATTTAACCGATGACGAACTGAATAAGTACGATGAAAGCGTAAAGCATCGTATTAAGCATTTCTCCAAAGGTTATCACGAGGAGCGTAGGGCGAAAGAAGCTGCATTGCGTGAGCGTGAAGAGGCTATTAACTTTGCCAATTCGATCATTGAGGAGAACAAAAAACTCAAGGGTTCGTTGACAGAGGGACAAAGACTGATTGTTGATCAGGCCAAACAAGGCTTGGCTCAAGAATTAGACAATGCCAAACGTGCATACAAGCAGGCATACGAATCGGGAGATGCGGATGCGTTGCTATTAGCGCAAGAACAATTGACTAATGTAAAGATCAGGGCTGACAAGATTGAAAACTTTAAGCCTACCCCTTTACAGGAGCCAAGAAATGCGGTACAAATACAACAACCGCAAATTCAGCAGGTTGACCCAAGGGCGGAAGCCTGGAGGGAAAAGAATTCTTGGTGGGGTAAAGACAGGCGCATGACGAGTTATGCACTGGGTTTACACGAGGAACTCACAGTTGAAGAGCGCATCAATCCTTCAAGTGACGAGTACTGGCAGAGAATTGACGCTGAAATGCGGGAAAGATTTCCAGATAAGTTTGAATCTGAAAAACGGCAGGATGCGACACCTTCTGCTAAAAAATCAAACGTAGCACCTGCTACCAGAAGCACAGCGGCCAAAAAGATCGTGCTTACTCAGACACAGGTACAAATCGCCAAGAAGCTTGGTGTTCCATTGGAACTCTACGCTAAACAGGTTGCGGCAGAACAAAGAAGAGGAAGTTAATATGAGTGAAAATCGTAAGCCAAGAGAAACAGAGTCAAGAGAATTTATGCAGCGTCCAGAATCATGGAGGCCGCCAGAAGTTCTTCCTGAACCTAATCCAAGACCCGGTTGGACTCATAGATGGGTTCGTATTAGTATGACAGGTACATCTGATCCTGCTAATATTTCTTCTAAGTTCAGAGAGGGATATGAACCTGTGAAAGCGGAAGAATATCCTGAGATGATGATGCATGCCACTCAAGAAGGCCGATTCAAAGGCAATATTGAAGTTGGCGGTTTGTTGTTGTGTCGTATTCCAGCTGAGTTCATTGAGCAGCGTAATGCATATTACGACAATCAAAACAGAGCGCAGATGGAATCCGTTGACAACACGTTTATGAGAAACAGCGATCCTCGTATGCCTTTGTTCAAAGACAGGCGTTCCGAGGTTCAAATCGGTCGTTAATTTTTTTAGGAGTCCTTAAATGGCTTATCCAATTGTCTCTGCCCCATACGGGCTAAAGCCAATCAATTTGCTTGGCGGACAGGTGTTTTCGGGTTCTACTCGTTTACTTCCTATCCAATACAACTACGGTACAAACATCTTTTATGGTGACTTTGTTAACCTGACCCGTGGCTTGGTAAACCGTTTGGCTGTCACCACTGGTGGCGGCGCATCTGGTATGGTTGGTATTTTCTTGGGCTGTACTTATACAGATCCAGTTACCAAACAGAAACGCTTTAGCCAATACTATCCTGCCAATACATTGGCTGGTGATATTCAAGCCTATGTTACAGATGATCCTGATACTGTTTTCAAAGCAGCTATCGTGGCTTCTTCTGGTTCAACAACTGTTACTTCTGCTGCCGTTGCTATGGTTGGTCAAAACCTTCAAGGTTCTGACTTGGCTGGTAACGTTAACACAGGTGATAGCTCAAATGGTTTGATCATCCCCGCTGCTACTACAAGCTCTGCTTATGTAGCTCGTGTGGTTGGTTTGGTTGGTGATACTGCCCAATCTTTGGGAACTGTTGGTTATACCAGCATCAGTACTGCTACTGTTACTACTGCATCAGGTATTCCATTTGCTCTCCCCGTAGGAACAGATGTGGCATCTATTGCACCTAACGGTCAAATCATTCAGTCAGGTTCTTATGTAGCTACAGCAGCTTCTGCAGGCGCAACTACTGTTGTGTTGAACGCAGCTCCTATTACTGCATTTGCCTCTTCATCAACCCTAGTATTCACACAATACCCTGAAGTTCTTGTTAAATTGAACTTTGGTATCCATGAGTACTATGACGCAACAGCTAGATAAGGAGTAACTTAAAATGGCTATTTCACGCGCACAACTATTGAAAGAACTCCTCCCAGGCTTGAACGCATTGTTCGGTTTGGAATACGCTCGTTACGGTGAAGAACATAAAGAGATTTATGAGACTGAAACCTCTGAGCGTTCATTCGAAGAGGAAACAAAACTGTCTGGCTTCTCTGCTGCACCAGTTAAAGGCGAGGGCACTGCCATCGCTTATGACAATGCACAAGAGGCATGGACTACTCGTTACAACCACGAAACCATTGCTTTGGGTTTCTCAATCACTGAAGAGGCGATTGAAGATAACTTGTATGACTCTTTGTCAGCTCGTTACACCAAAGGTTTGGCTCGTGCTATGGCTTACACCAAGCAAGTAAAGGCAGCGGCTGTTTTGAACAACGCTTTCTCTTCTGCTTATGTAGGCGGTGACGGTGTATCTTTGTTGAACTCTGCTCACCCATTGGTGAACGGTGGTACGAATGCCAACACTCCTGCTACTGCTGCTGACTTGAATGAGACTTCTCTTGAGAACGCTATCATTCAAATCGCCGCATGGACAGACGAGCGTGGCCTTTTGATCGCTGCCAAGCCCAAGAAGTTGATTGTTCCTCCCGCACTCCAGTTCGTTGCAACACGTTTGCTCGACACTAAATTGCGTGTTGGTACAAACAACAATGACATTAACGCTATCGAGAACAATGGTTCTATCCCAGAAGGATACACAATCAATCACTTCTTGACAGCTACTAATGCTTGGTTCTTGACTACCGATGTGCCTAATGGCTTGAAGCATTTTGTCCGTACACCGCTACAAAATAGCATGGACGGAGATTTTGACACAGGCAACGTTCGCTATAAAGCTCGTGAGCGTTATAGCTTCGGCTGGTCCGATCCATTGGGAATCTACGGTTCTTATTGATCGAAAAAGGGGCCCCCAAAAAGGGCCCTTTTTTTGTTGACACTTTTTTTATTTCGTGTATATTGAGGGCTGTCTGGGATTTTTTCTCTTGTTGCCACTGGCCCAGCAGACGATGCAACGATTAACAAGAGGCTTTTGCATAAGGAATTATTATGGGACGCAGCACCTTTGAAGGACCAATTTTATCTGGCGATAACCGCTTTGGTCCAATCCGTGATGTCGGATATGCAGATTTAGTTCAAACAGCATTGTTGGACTTTTCAGTAACAACACCTAACACAGCCAACTATGGCGGTGGCTCTGGAGTGTTTGTTTCTTCAAACAACATTCCTAATAGCACAGGTGTTATTTACACACCACAAGCTGGTGTATTCAGTAGTACAGGACCTACCAAAGCTTCAGCACCTACTGCTGATACATCTGGTACGGTTTATCGTGGCGTGGTTTTCTATTTGCCTTATGCATCAAACATCACTGATGTGATCGTTGACGTTGGCACATTACCCACAGACGGTAGCGTAACTGCTAACTCCATCCAACCTTATGTGTCTAACAACTTTGCTACTAGCACTGGTGTTTACGCTACGATGGCCGCGATTACTTCTGCTACTCGTGGTACGGCAACATTTGTTGGTTCACAATTGGCAGCAACATTGCAAGACGTACAAAACCCACAAGTTGGAACTCAGCCAACATGGTTCTCTCAAGTTGTTGTGACTTTGAAGATTACCAATACAAGTTTGGCAACTCCAACATCAGGTCAGATTGAAGTAACAATTCGTTATACTCAACTTGACATGAACATTGGTAACTCTACAACTTACCCCTACGGTAACTTTGATTAATCTTCTGGGGGCTTAGGCCCCCATCTTTAAACTTTAAGGAGATTATTCATGGCTACAAATGTACCAGCAACAAACAACGTTTTGAATTCAATTACTCGCCAGAGTAAAACTGAGCCATTTGATTTGCAAGTTGCTCGTGGTCAGGTTTATGGGCACAGTGTCCTAAACATTTATGGCTACCAAGCAGCGGTAGGTACATCTTTTGTACCTGTATGGGAAGGTAATACCGCCTATACTTTTCCATCGTCTGCAATTCAAATGCATCTTGCTAGCTCGGTTAATACCGGAGCAGATACAACTTCTTCAGTGACCATAAATGGTTTGGATGCAAACTACAACCAAATTTCTGAAACATTGAAGTTGAATGGTACAACCGCTGTAACTACAGTGAAATATTATTTCCGTATCAACAGCATGGCAGTAACGGCCGGTGCACCTACAGGAAACATCACGCTAAAAGATACAACTGACACTACGTTGTATGCAGAAATTTTAGCTGGCAATGGCCGCACTTTGATGGGCATCTATACCGTACCTGCGGGGTATACGTTTTATTTAAGCCGTATTGACATTAATACAAGCTTGAACGCTAACCCTGCTGGTTACGCAACGTATCAAAACTATCAAACAACTAGCACTGGTGTATCCACTGTTACAATCATTGCTCCGTTTACAAACAACTACCATACGCAAAGGGTTATGCCTAGAGCAGTGGCGGAAAAAACAGATATCCAATTGCAGGCAAAAGCCAGCACTGGCACTGCGGCCTTAACGGTTTCGCAAGAAGGTTATTTGATTAAGAACAATGCTGATGCTGGAAGCACATAATGAGCACCCCCGCATGGCAACGCAAAGAAGGGAAGAATCCGAATGGCGGTCTAAACGCCAAGGGTCGAGCCTCAGCAAAGAGGGAGGGGATGAATTTAAAAGCTCCCCAACCCGAGGGCGGATCAAGGAAGAAAAGTTTTTGCGCTCGGATGGAAGGGATGAAGAAAAAGCTGACTTCATCCAAAACCGCCAACGATCCAAATAGCAGGATCAACAAGAGTTTGCGTGTATGGAAATGTGCTGATGGATGTGCCGTTAAGGGGCTGACCAAAGGAAGGATGGTTTAACATGGCAACAAAATGGGATAGAGTTCCTAACATTCGTGAAGAAGATGTGGTCAAAGGTGTTGGTGAAGACATCAAGAAAGCACTTAAAAGCACAAATGGTTTGCGTGGTGCTGCCGTTGATTCTGTTGAAGAAGCTGCTAGTCGTGCGGCTAGTCGTTTGGGTGGCCGTGGTAAATTGGCGCTTGGTGTTCTTGGAGCTGGATACACTGCAGGTCGTTTGATTGACAATGCAACAGGTATTGGTAAAACATTAGTTGATGCATCTGGTCTTGGTGACATGGCTGCAGATGCTGCCACATCAGGCGATAGAGTTACTCTGACTAAAGATGCACAAGAGAGAATTGAAAAAGGCGCACTGGATAAGAAGCCAGTGAAGAGATCTGTTTCTAAAACAACGATTTCTGCCGAGCCTGCACCCATGATGAAGGAAGAAAAAGATTATGGGCCAGGCATTAGGGATGATATTGGCGCTCCTAAAGAGCCAGGCGGTGACTTGATGAAGCGTGGTGGCAAAGTTAAGCATCATGCAAAAGGTGGAGTAACCAGATCATCACCATCTAAACGTGCTGACGGTATTGCTCAAAAGGGTCATACTAAAGGAAGGATGATTTAATATGGGCGGCATGAACATTAATTCCCCACCTGAGCAGATGCAAGAGCAGTTGAATATCATCAACAATGCTGCCAAGCAGAATGCTAAAAAAGAAGCTGACTATCAAAGCCGTTTGCAACAGTATGTAACTGGTGGCAGAGGCGCTGGCATGGGTTTTAAACCAAGACCAGAAGACGCTGATGCTGCTGAGTCTGCAAGACAGAAAGTATTTAATCCTGACCAACAGCCTTTGCCTGACTCGATAGAGCAGCCACAGATTGAGGGCAAGAAAAAGGGTGGGAAAATCAGACATTACCCCAGTGCTGAAGCGGCAGTAAAAGCGGCAGACAAGAGGGGTGATAAAAGCATTACTGTGGTATTTGGTCATGCATCTAAACGTGCAGATGGGATTGCAAAACGTGGACATACAAAAGGTAGATACCTATAATGGACACAACGATGTGGAATGCAGTTCTATCCTTGCTTGTCGCTATTTTAGGATGGGTGTTGAGAGAGAAATCAGCAGAATTGCAACGCATTACTATTTTGCTCAATCGGACACGGGAAGAGATGGCAAAAGAGTATGTGACAAAAGCAGAAGTCCATGCAGATATCAACAGAGTGTTGGATCGGTTGGACAGACTGGAAAGCAAAATTGATCGACTAATGGAGAATGCCCATGCCATCTCATAGCAAGAAGCAGCATGATTTTATGGAAGCAATCGCTCACAACAAGGCGTTTGCAAAGAAGGTTCACATACCCCAAAAGGTAGGTGAAGATTTTGTAAATGCCGATAAAGGCAAAAAATTTAAAGAAGGTGGAACTATGAAACACGAGAAACATGAGAAGAAAATGGCTATGGGTGGTATGGGAATGAATCCCCGTGCTGCCGCTATGATGGCCAGAGCGATGCCCCGCAAAGCACCTATGGCTGCTCCTGCTGCTGCTCCTGCTATGCCTGGCATGAAGCATGGCGGTAAGGCTGAAGATCATCATCATCACATGAAGATGGCTCACCACCATCTCAAGATGGCGATGAAAGCTGGTGGCAAGACTATGGAAAAGGGCGAGCCACACTCTAAAGAGATGGGCGAGAAGATGCTCAAGCACGGTGGTAAAGCTACTAAGCACCACTATGCCAAGGGCGGTGACGTTCGCATGGAGCCAAGCCACATGGAAAAAGGCGGAGACTTGAGAAAAGGTAACCGTCCTCATGGCGAACATGCTATTCAAGAGAAGGGTCACACTCGTGCCATGATGCCTAAGATGAAGGGCAATGACATTGGTACAGGACCAATCATTAATGCCAAAAAACGTGGCGGCAAAATTTGCTAAGGAATGAACATGAAATCACATCACGAAGTACCCGCACATCCTCACGGCCATGAGCACCCCCATGAGCACAAGCACCATGTTCATCACATGAAAGAACATGAAGCTGGTGGTCACGTTCATCATCACCATCACTATAGTGAGCATGCTGCTGGGCATGAGGTTCACCACGAAGTGGTAGAGCATTTGCATAAGCATCAAAAACACATGGCTCATGGTGGTCATGTTCATCACAAGCACAAGTGAGCTAACATGTTAGCAAGCCGTGGTATGGGTGACATTAACCCGTCAAAAATGCCTGGTAAAAAGGTGATACATCGCAAGGATAAACCCCAAGATGTATCGCTTTATAAAAAGGGGGGGGAAGTTTGGGACACCCCCAATCCTGCCAAGAAGCATAAAAAGCTTAGCTCTGCTAAAAAGGCAAAAGCAAAGGCTATGGCTAAAGCGGCGGGCAGACCTTATCCTAATTTGATTGATAACATGAGGGCATCAAAATGAGCTTACTATCACACCTTGAAGAACAGGCTGAGTATTTGCTGAGCGAACTGAAAAGATTGGCTGCATCGCACAACAGTGCATACGGTGATCACGATGATCGTTTAAAAGCAATCATAGAAACATTGGAGAATCATGTTGATGATAATTCATCCTCTGAGGATGCTCCATCTGTTGACACTATTTCTTTGCCTGATACTGCTACTGATGCACCTGCGGAAGAAGTAAGTGAAGATGCTGCTCCTGTTGTTGATTCTGTACCTGATGCTCCTGTGGTGGATACACCAGTAGCTGAAACACCTGCGGCAGAATGAGCACTTCTGGCACAACCTCATTTGACCTTGACTTCACGGATTTAGCCGAGGAAGCGTGGGAGCGTGCTGGGCGTGAACTGCGCTCAGGTTATGACTTGCGTACTGCTCGCAGGTCAATGAACCTGATGACGATAGAGTGGCAGAATCGTGGCATCAATATGTGGACCATTGAGCAGGGCAGTATTGTCCTGACTCAAGGTTTGAATACATATGCTTTGCCATCGGATACGATTGATTTGTTGGATCATGTGATTCGTACAAATGCAAATCAGACCAACAATCAGGCTGACTTAAACATCACTCGTATTAGCGTTTCTACTTACGCTACGATCCCAAACAAGTTGACTCAGGCAAGGCCAATTCAAGTATGGGTACAGAGGCTTTCGGGTGAGACTAACCCTTTGTATGATCAGACCAATACTGCCGTTACTTTATCTTCTAGTATAGGTACGACAGATACCACAATCACAATTTCCAGTACGGTCAATCTAGCTGCTCAGGGCTATATTCAGATTGATTCGGAAACGATTTATTACCAGTATATATCTGGTAATGTTTTGTACAACTGTGTTCGTGGGCAGAACAATACGACTGCAGCAGTTCATTCGGCTACTGCAAAGATTTATGTACCTCAGTTGCCAGCCATAACGGTTTGGCCGACTCCAGATGGTTCTACTACATATACTTTTGTGTATTGGAGAATGAGGAGAGTTCAGGATACTGGCTCAGGTATTCAGACTCAGGATATGAACTACAGGTTTTTGCCTGCTGCTGCAGCTGGGTTGGCTTATCACATAGCCACCAAAGTGCCTGAGTTGGTGAACAGGATTGAGATGTTGAAGGGCCAGTACGATGAGCAGTTCAACCTTGCCGCGGGCGAGGATCGTGAAAAAGCTGCTATTCGTTTTGTGCCTAGACAAATGTTTATTGGTGGAAGTACTCCGTAATGGGTAACAGGTTTGCATCAGGTAAATACTCGATTGCCGAGTGTGATCGGTGCGGGCAGAGGTACAAATTAAAACAGTTGAAGTTTGAGGTCATTAAGACTAAACTATATCAACTGAAAGTTTGTCCTGAGTGTTGGGATCCAGATCATCCTCAACTTCAATTGGGTATGTATCCAGTTGATGATCCACAGGGTGTAAGGCAGCCAAGACCTGATTTGAGTTATGACGCTTCTGGTTTGGATATTTTAGGTTTTCCTTCTGGGGGATCGAGAGATATTCAATGGGGATGGAATCCAGTTGGTGGGGCTTCTGCCAATGATGCGGGATTAACGCCAAACTATTTGGTAGCAACGACATCGGTAGGTACGGTAACAATTACAGGGAGTTAAACATGGCTAAGCACGATGACATTAAAGAAGACAAGAAGCTGATCAAAAAGGCTTTTGCTATGCACGATAAGCAAGAGCATACTGGCAAGCACACCAATCTTTCTAAGTTGAAGAAGGGTGGTTTGGCTGGTGTATCAGGTGAATCCATGAAAGCAGTTGGACGCAACATGGCTCGTGCTATGAACCAACGTGGAAGAGGTGGATGATGCCTACACAAATGAAACCCACAACCAAGAATAGCCCAGCTATTGTCAAGCCAAAGCGTGTTTATAATGGCACGGCTTCTGAGTATGCACCTCCTCATCACATGAATGATAAGAAGTTTGGTGCAGAGGCGATTGAGCAAAATCCTGATCATCCTGATATTGGCATGGCGGTGAAGATGCCTACTCGTCACAATTGGACTCCATTGAATGGTGGGGTTTCTATTGGTCACATGGACGATATCAAGACCACTGGTGAAGAGACTAGGGGTAATGGCGCTGCTGAGCGTGGAAGAATTGCTAGAGGACCGATGGCATAATGTATTACAGTGAACTGGTTACTGCCGTTAATGACTATGTAGAGAATAATTTCCCTACGGTTGACCTCAATCGTATGATTGAGCAGACGGAGCAACGCATCTATAACACGGTGCAGTTGCCTTCTTTGCGGAAGAATGTAACTGGTACTATTACCTCTGGTAATCAGTACTTATCTTGTCCCAACGATTTTCTATCTGTTTATTCTTTGGCCGTTTATCCAACGACTGGATATCCTGCAGTGCCAGGTTCATCGAACAGTTATTTGTATTTGTTGAACAAAGATGTGAACTTTATCAGAGAGGCTTATCCAGATCCATCGGTAACGGGTCAGCCAAAGCATTATGCTATCTTTGGTCCTCAGTCTAGTAATGAAGCAGAGCTGACGTTCATCATTGGGCCAACTCCCAACATAACGTACAGTGCAGAGTTGCATTATTACTACTATCCAACGTCTATCATCCAAGCGGCCATAAGTGGGTTGTCTATATATCAGGCTGGATCGGGATATACAAATGGCACTTATTACAATGTTTCTCTTACTGGCGGGACTGGCAATAGCGCTACTGCTACTATTGTTGTTAGCGGTGGTGTTGTCACATCTGTCAATTTGATCAGCTCAGGTTGTTATTATGTTGTTGGTGATACGTTGACTGCATCCATAGGTGGTGGAATAGGTTTCCAGGCGCAGGTAACGTCTATCAACAATGTCAATGGTGAGACTTGGGTTGGTGATAATTTTGACTCTGCATTGTTGAATGGCACGTTGTTCGAGGCGATTACATATGTCAAGGGTGATGCTGACATGGTTGCTTTGTACAAAAGTAGATATGATTTGGCGATGGCATCACTCAAGAACTTGGGAGATGGAAAGCTCCGTATGGATGCTTATCGTGACGGTCAAGTTAGGCAACCTGTTGTATGAGCATAGTCCAAACGCAAACCACATCGTTCAAAGCTGAGTTGTATCAGGGGGTTCATAACCTTTTGACGGATACGCTTTACTTTGCTTTGTACACGGGTAATGCAAGCATCAATGCTTCTACGACTGTTTATTCATCGACCAATGAAGTTGTTGCTACTGGGTATACGGCTGGTGGGCAGTTGGTAACAGGGGCAACAGTCAATGTTTATGGTTACACGGCATATGTTAATTTCAACAATGTGGTGTGGCCCAATTCAAACATTACTGCTCGGTGCGCTTTGCTTTATAACGTAAGCAAGGGCAACAAATCTATTGTTGTTTTAGATTTTGGGGCAGACAAATCTCAAGTTAATTTCACCATTACAATGCCAGTTAACTCTGCAACAACGGCATTAATTCGTAGTTCAAACTAGGAGCAAACATGACAAACGAAACTCAAGGATGTGGAGACTACGCAGTAGCTACACTTAATGCCAATGCCAAAGTGCCTGAAGGCATGGGTATTGAAGGTTGGTATCACGTTGTTTGCCATGACGCAAACGGCAATTTGAAATGGGAAGAGAATTTTCCTAATTTGGTGGTAGCTGTAGGTAAGCAATTGATGCTTGATACGCTACTTAAAGGTAGCTCTTACACAGTTGTTGGACCATATTTGGGTTTGACCAATGCCAGCTTGACACCTGCTGCTACTGACACCATGACCACATTGGTTGGTGGCGGTAAAGAATTTACTGCTTATACAGTTGGTGGTTCTGCGGTGCGTGGTACGGCTGTTTTTGCTTCATCTACATCCACAGGCTCTACTCCTTCTAATGTGACATCAAGTACTGCTACAGCGATTACTTACACGATCACAGGATCAGGCGGTACAATTTACGGTTGTTTCTTGGTGACTGGTACAGGTGCTGTTAGCACACAAAGTTCTACTGCTGGTGTTTTGTACTCAGAGGGTAACTTTGGTACGGCCAAGACTACGACTGCGGGCGATACCGTATCAGTTACATATAGCACAACTGCTACATCTTGATTGGGGCTTTAAATGGCCCTGCAAGTTGCCGATAGAGTTCAGGTACAGAGCACCTCGTATACAACGGGTAGCTTTACTCTTGGTACGACTCCTGTAACTGGGTTTCAGAACTTTACCGCTTTGACCAGCGGTAATACGACTTACTACGCCGCAACGGATGTATCTGGCAACTGGGAAGTGGGTTATGGAACGTATAGCTCTGTAACTCCTTCTTTATCTAGAACAACCATTCTGTCCTCTAATAACTCGGGGGCAGCGGCATCATTTAGTGGTACGGTTAATATCTTTATCACTTACCCTGCTGAAAAGTCTGTTAATTTAGACCCAAGCAACAATGTTGTATTTGCTGGATACACAGCACAAAGATTCCAAGCGGACTTCACCAACGCCACGTTCAACAGTAGATTTGCGTTCCAGACCAGTACAACAAACAGTACAACGGGTATTTATGCGCTGCCCAATGGAACATCTACTGCGGCATCTTGGCAAGCTACGAACAATAGCGATCCTACAAACGCCAGTAAGATTCTGATTGCAACCAATGGCACGACCGATGTTCAGTTGGTTTCAGGAATCAACGGTACAGGTACATATTTGCCTTTGTCGTTTTATACCAATGGGTCACAAAGTGCTCAGCTGGATACGTCTGCAAACTTCAAAACCAATGGACAGTCAATTGTAGGTAACGGTTTGTTTGTAAACAACCAGACCATCAGCACGTCTTACTCAATTCCAAGTGGGTATGCAGCCCATTCAGTTGGCCCGATTACGCTATCAAGCGGTGTGAGCATTACGGTTCCTAGTGGATCTAGATGGGTGGTGGCCTGATGTTTGGCTTATCCGCTTTTGCCCAATCACCGTTTGCATCAACGGGCAGTAATTCTTATGTTTTGTCGTTAACCGAAAACATAGCGATAGCGGATTCTAGTACTCAAGTATTTGCGTTTTTTTACTCTATTACCGAGGCGCTTACATCCAACAACACGGATTCAGAACAAGATGTGTTTTATGAGACTATAGTTGAGGGATTGAGTAATTCTGACTCTAGCACCCAGACTTCAGCGTTCTATTTCACAGATACTGAAAATATAACCGTTGCCGATGTAGATACGATTAACGCACAGTTTGCGGCATCTGATACGGAGAATTCAGGTATAGCAGATGTGCTCTCTATGTCAGCGCAGTTTAGCGTTAGCCGCACAGAGAATTCAGGATTGGCTGATTCAAGTACTCAAACATCTGCGTTCTTGGAGTCATTGACCGAGGGTACTACTTTAGCGGATAACCCAACTATTCTGGCCCAGTTTGCCCAGACCATTGCCGAATCTTTGACAATGCTGGATAACAATTCTGAGGCGGATACTTACTACTTTGCCATTACAGAAAACATTGGGGTAGCTGAGGTAGAGGGTATCAGTACCATCTATTTGTTCTCGGTAACTGAGAATTTTGGGGTAGCAGATACGCCAACGGCAAATCAAGGATTTATCGTTAGTTTGGTAGAAACCACTACCTTAAAGGATATAGAAGCCATCCAGTTTGGAGCCAATGTTAGCTTGACAGAATCAGTCACAATGGCAGATGGAAATACTGTGATTGGATGGTTTTTAATTAATGACAGCCAGAACCCTTCGTGGCAAAATATAGGGGATGGGCAGACACCCGGTTGGTCGGTAATCAATGATTCAGATTCCCCCAATTGGGTTATAGTACCAACGCAATGAGGACAACATGGCAATCACACCAACGTCACTATTAAGTTTACCGATTATCACGACAGGTACTGAATCTGGTACTTGGGGTAATGACGTAAACAATGGCTTAACGCAGTATTTGGATATTGCGATTGCGGGTAGTCTTGCCTTAACACAAGCTAATTTCACGGCCAATGCTTTGACTTTGGCGAATACGGCAGGAAGTAGTTCATCCACAGGGATCACAACGACTACGGCCCAGTATGCTATTTTGGACGTTACAAGCTTAACGGCTAACGTCACGATCACGGCTCCCACATCCAGTAAGACATACTATGTAATCAATGGTTCATCTTATACGGTTACAGTCAAGGCATCAGGTCAGACAGGGGTAACGGTTCCATCGGGTAAGAATACGCTGGTCGTGTTCAACGGTACAGACTATGTTTCTGCGGTAACGTATACACCGACCATCACGGTTAGTTCTGCCACGTTTTCTACGCTGAGTACGGACGGCACAGGTACGGTGACATTTGGTGGTACAGGTGCGATCACAGTTCCATCGGGAACAACAGCGCAGGAACCCGGTAGTCCAGCTACAGGCATGATCCGATTCAATACCACGCTCAATCAATTTGAGGGGTACAACGGGTCGATCTGGGGCGGTATTGGTGGAGCTAACGCATCTGGCTGTATTTATGTCAACAACCAAACCATCACTTCGAGCTATACTTTCCAAAGCGGTACAAGCGGAGAGAGTACAGGGCCGATCACGATCAACTCGGGTGTGGTCATTACAATTCCTAGCGGCTCTAGGTGGGTCGTACTCTAATACTAAAGGATTAACATGGGCGCCATTGTTCTAAACGGAAATACGTCAGGTTCTACAACCATTCAACCTACCGATGCGGTAACGGTAACATTAACCACACCCAGCACATCAGGTACGATTGCAGTATCGGGTACATCTCCATCGTTCACTTCGATTACGACTACTGCTGATTCGACCATTCATGGATTGACTGTTGGATTGGGTGGTGGTTCTGATATTTATTCAACTGTTGTTGGTTATAGCGCAATGTCTAGTTCCTATTCTGGGAACACCAATAATGCTTTTGGCAGATTTGCTTTAAATTCATTAACTTCTGGCTCTGTAAATGATGCTTTTGGAAGAACAACTTTAGGCTCAAATACTAGTGGTGCAAATAATGTAGCTTTTGGAAATTATTCATTACAAGCAAATACTACTGGAAGCTATAATTCTGCAGTTGGTACTCAAGCTCTCTACTCCAACACCACAGCATCTAACAATACAGCAATTGGTTATCAATCTTTTTACAACAACACAACAGGTACAAGTAACGTAGGTGTTGGTTATGGTACTGGTGGCGCATTAGGTGGATCAACTGGAGCAATAAATAACATAACTGCAATTGGATATGCTGCTCTTGCAAAAACAACAGGTGACAGCAATACGGCCGTTGGTAGGTTGGCTAGTTATCAAAATACATCTGGTGCAGGAAACGTTGCAGTTGGCGATTCTGCATTGTTTAGCAATACAACAGCATCTTTTAATACTGCAATTGGATATCAAGTATTACAAAGTAATACTACAGGTAGCAACAACGTAGGTGTTGGTGGTGGAAATAGTTCTTCTTATTATCCAACCTTAAATTCAAATACAACAGGTGTTGCTAATACGGCTTTGGGTATGTGTGCTCTTGGTCTAAACACCACAGCCTCTTACAACACTGCAGTAGGTTATCAAGCAGGGTATAGCAATACCACAGGAACTAGGTCAACATTTTTAGGTTCTTATGCTGGGTATTGGTCAACTGTTAATGACAATACTGGTATTGGATATACTGCTTTAGGTGGTAATGGTGGTGGTGTAACAGGAACAGGTAATACTGCTTTGGGTTCCCAAGCCATTCAAGCAATTACTTCAGGCGCTAACAATACAGCATTAGGCTTTCAAGCTGGGTATAACGTAACATCAGGCGCACAAAATGTGTGTTTGGGTACTTATGCTGGAACTTTAAGCCCCGCTTTAACAACTGGTTCTAATAATACCTATATTGGATATAACTGCGGTGGAAGTGCCAACAACAACACATATGAAATTGTTATTGGATCTAGCGTAGGAGGCAATGGTTCAAATACAGTAACAATTGGAAGTAGTGGTGGTAATGTACATTTAAATTACACAAGTACAGGTACATGGACTCAAACATCAGATCAATCATTAAAAACAAACATTCAAAATGACACAATTGGTTTAGCGTTTATTACTGCTTTACAACCAAAAACATATACTTGGATTGCACAAAACGAACTGCCAAAAAATCATCCAAGATATAGACAAGAAAACAATCTTGATACAAATCTTGTAATGCATGGTCTTATTGCTCAAGAAGTTAAAGCTGTAATGGATGCACAAGGTATTACAAGTTTTAATGGCTGGGAAGAAGGCCCTGATGGTATTCAAGGTATTTCAAGAGAAATGTTTATTACCCCATTGATCAACGCAGTAAAAGAACTCTCGGCAGAACTCAACGCACTTAAAGCGAAAGTAGGAGCATAACATGACCGCAAGCATAAACGCATCAACCACAGCGGGCGTGGTGGTCACAAGTGACACATCAGGAAGCCTTGCACTCCAAACAGCAGGAACAACTGCGGTTACGATCAATACAAGTCAATATGTTGGTATAGGCACAAGTAGCCCTGCTTATCCTTTAGACATTACCGCAAATGCCAATGCTTCTATTGCAATTGGACAATCTAGTGATGACCCATTTGTTTGGCTTGACAGAAGTGACGGTGGTAGTAATCGTTTGGCTTGGCGTTTACGTGAAAGTTCAACTCGTCAGTTGATTTTTGAAACTGGTACAAGCACAACCAAATATGGACAAACTTTTACCCAAGCAATGACACTAGATAATAATGGTAGGTTGGGAATTGGTACAACAAGCCCAGCAACACCGCTTGATGTTCGTGGTGATTCTTCTCTTGGCGGTACTAATACCTACTTGGGTGGTAGCACAGTATTTCAAGAACAACGTTTATCTGTTCTTGGTACTACATCTGGATCGACAGGTTTAGCTTTTTCACAATACACAGGTTCATCATATTCAGAACGAATGCGTATAGACTCTAGTGGTAACTTGTTAGTGGGGACTACAAGTTATGTTTATCCTTTATCAGTTGTTAAATCGACAACGAATAGTAGGGTTGGGTATTTAAGAGCAGATACATCTTCATACACAGATGCTGTTTTAATTTTAGATTCGTCCACATCTGCTGGAACAACATTCAGATTGATAGAAGGTTATGCAGGTTCATCTTCTTTGCAATTTAGGGTATATGGAAACGGTAATGTTCAAAACACCAACAATAGTTATGGTTCTATTTCCGATGCCAAACTAAAAGAAAACATTGTTGATGCAACTCCAAAACTTGCTGACTTATTAAAAGTACAAGTTCGCAATTACAACCTTAAAGGTGATTATGAAAATCACAAACAAATTGGTGTCATTGCACAAGAGCTAGAGCAAGTCTTCCCATCAATGATTGATGAATCACCAGACAAAGACAAAGATGGGAACGATTTGGGGACAACAACAAAGTCAGTTAAATACAGCGTGTTTGTCCCCATGCTCATCAAAGCCATCCAAGAACTTAACACCCTAGTAACCGCTCAAGCCGCAGAAATCACGGCATTAAAAGCAAAGGTAGGAATCTAATATGTCACTTACTCTTAACGGTTCATCCCCCGCAGTCACGTTTCCTGATGGAACAACGCAAAGTACTGCCGCAAACATAACAGCCCCGTATACAGCAAATGGTGTGGTGTATGCGTCTAGTACAAGTGCTTTGGCTACTGGGTCTAATTTAAGTTTTGATGGCAATTACACTTTAGCATTAACAAATGGTACTTCTGGTTTATTAAATCTTGGACCAACTGCTGGTCAAGCAAGAATTTATTCAGATTCAACTGGCGCATTTTTTGGTTCTTCTAGTTCTACGCCAATGATATTTAGAACTAATAATACTGAATATATGCGCCTTACCACATCAGGCTATTTAGGTATAGGTACAAGTAGTCCTAGTTATCAATTAGATGTTACAGGAGTTTCTAGAGTATTATCTAATAATCAATCAGATGGAATTATAATCAATGGTAACGATAATTCTAATGTTAAATTACGTTTGACAAATAGCGGAACTGGTGGAGAATCATACAATATTCAAGTAGGTGTAACAAGTGCATCAAATTCAAATTTAGTTGTTAGATGCAATACAAGTAGTTCTGATTTATTGCAACTTAGTCAGTCAGGTAACCTAGGGCTAGGAGCTGGTCCTGCTACTTGGTATTCTTATTCAAGGGCATTTCAACTTGGTGCTGGTGGTTTTATTCAAGGCAGAAGCAATGATGCAACCACACTTGAATTAGGCAGTAACGCTTATTTAAATACTTCTGGTAATTGGACTTATCCATATACAGCGGCATCTTCTAAATTAGATGCTTCTAATGGAACATTTAGATTCAATATTGCCCCTTCAGGTACTGCTGGTACAACAATAAGTTACACCCAAGCAATGACACTAGATAATAGTGGTAGATTGTTAATTGGAACTACAAGTGCGGCAGATTCAACATTAAGAACACAATCAGGTTCTTCATCTACAGATGGCAGAATTGAAGCATGGTTAAGTACATCAAATGGTGGAAGTTATGGAGTTTTGCAATTAGGCTCTGCAAACACAGGAACTAATACAGAATGTACTATTCATTTTGTATCAGGAGCAACAGCATTAGGTAATAGTCCAACAAGTGCAAATGGTACTCAATATGATTGGGGTATTGGATTATCTCCTTATGGCGCTGGAGGTAATGTTTTTGCTGTTGCTTGCACTGCAAATGGGGGCCCTAATGTCAAATTAAATTACAACAGTACAGCATGGTTGTCTGGTTCAGATGAAAGAATTAAAAACATTACAGGTAACATAGAAAACGCATTAAGTATTATTTCTCCGTGGAGAACAATTTTTTACACGCTGAAAAGTGATGAATCAAAAGATGTAAAAACAGGTTTAATTGCTCAAGATGTGTTAAAAACATTACCTGAAGTCGTTGATGTACCTACTAAAGAATTAAATGATAAAGGTGAATTGTTACCTTTAAGTATTGCTTATACAGAAATTATTCCAGTTCTTGTAAAAGCAATTCAAGAACTTAACGCAGAAATTCAATCACTAAAGGCTGAAGTAGCCACACTTAAAGGAGCATAACCATGACCGACATCGTAGAAACTTTAACCGCAGAAGAGATTCAGAAACACTATGAGGCTGCCCTCGATAGTGTGAACCTCATCAACGGCACAAAGCCTGAGAACGAAACAGACGCAGAATGGACAGCCACTCTGCAAAGAAACAAGGCGCACTTGGAGATCATGGTAGCTAAGACCTACTGGACAACCCAAGACCTGACACCCCTTCACACAGCAATTGCAAAGGTAGCTTAAATGGAAAAGATCACCCTCTCCACACAACTCGTTAACCAGATCATGGCTTACTTGGGAACCAGACCGTTCCAAGAAGTATTCCAACTGATTGAGGCTGTACAGAAAGAAGCCCAAGCTCAACAACAACCTGCGGCGGAGTAACAAATTGATCCGTTTACACTTGTTGCCCTTGCTTCTGGCGCTTTCAAGCTCTGCAAAGATGCTTGCGAGATGTACAAAGAAGGGCGGCAAATTGTTACTGACATTGCCCATGAAGTTGATGGAGTTGTCAAAGACGTTAAGACAGTACAAAAGAAAGCCAAAGGTCTTCTTGGGTTCCTGAGTGCTGTCTTTGGGAAGAAGGAAGAACTGCAGTCGACTGCAGATGTAGCGCCAGTTAAGAAGGTCAAAAAGAAAAAAGAGCCACCGCCAGAATTTGATGAAAACCTCATTTACCAACAGGTAAGTGATGCTCTCATCAAGTTCTTCCAAGCGTATAACTCGCTGAAGAATTACGTTAAGGAACAGGAAGAATTTGCTCTCCATGCAAATAACGATGAAGGCCAAGAGGCTGCAATCAAGATCACGATTGCCAATTTGCAGATGGAGAAGTTGAATCAGGAGCTGAGTGATTACATGATATACCATGTGCCTAATGAATTGAAGGACTTGTATACTCGGGTCAATCAGCAAATCGGTCACATTGCCAATGTGCAGGCGCTTGCAAGACGGGAAGAAATGCTGAAGGAGCGTAGGGCAAAATGGCAACGGCGGCAAAAGGCAGATCTAATCAGGGGAAGAATGGTGGCTTCAGCAATTACAGTGCTGATGCTAATGTGGATATGGCTGATGATAATAAGTCTGACTCACTCGCCATCCTACTGATTATTCTTCTGTTGGTTATTTTGTTATTGTTGATTCCGTTGATCGCTTGGATGTATGTGGATGTAAGACAGATGGAGCTAAGGGTCAACAAAGCTTTGACAAGGATTGAAGGCAAATGATTAAAAAACCTAATTTTCTATACACGTCAATATTGATATGTATATTTTTGCCTTTTTTGTTTACAAGTTGCAATGACACTTACAGGTATTATTGCCAAGACCCTGATAACTTTGGTAAAGAGCGCTGTCAAAAGCCTCGATGTGAGTTTAATCAGGATTGTCCTGAATATTTGGTAGCCCCTATTTTGGAGAAGAAAATTGAAGGAAATCCTCCTAGCACTCCTCAACAGCAACAAGGAACGGCTCAATGCAGATGAAATAGAGATAAGGGTACGGTCATTTGTGATCATAGTGGTAACCCTAATCCTAGCTTTCATCGTCATGGCTTTGCTTTATTCGGTGACTTTTGTTAGTCAGCCGATCAAGGCGATGGCGCCCATCGACCAAGCATACACCAAGATGCTTAATGATATAGTATTACTTATCGTTGGCGGTATTGGTGGTATTTTGACTAAAGGATTGACCAATGAAGCCACTAACATGATGAACGCAGCAAAGGCAAACAAGGATGCTTATGTAGCTCCTCCACCCCCTCCTCCTGCGCCTATTATCATGACTGCTCCAAACTGGACGCCTCCTCCTCCACCCATGAGTCCTCCTACGCTAGAAGCTGACCATGAGCGTGAGAGAATGGCACAAGCAAGGGCGTCAAATGCTTAGTTGGTTGTCATGGTTTGTAGATGACCTGTTTTATTGGATAGCCATCATTGCGCTGGTAGGCGGTGCAGCGGCTTATGTACTGAGTTATCTTGTAGGGTTTCTCCCTATGTTAAAGCCCCATGCCCTTGTAATGAAGGTTGTGGGATTATCGTTAGTTGTTATAGGAGGCTATTATGTTGCTGATCACCGAGGTTATGAAAGACGGGTTGCAGAAGATAAAGCAGAAATTGAGCGACTTAATGGTGAAGCTAGGGCTAAAGAAGCCGAACTCAACACCAAGCTCGCAAGAGCCACCAGCCAACTGAAGAAGGCTAAAAATGACATTAAGACCAAGCAAGCTAGTATTGATGCTCGCATTGATGCTGGCGAGTTGCGCCTCCCCTCCACCTGTGGTGTACAAGCCAGTTCAGATGCCTCCAATGGAAATCAAACCAATGGATCCGAATCTGACCGACAGACTATTAAAGATATTGTCGCAATCGCCTCAGACGGAGACAAAGCAATCGTCAAGCTCAATGCCTGCATCAGTCAATACAACGAAGTGATGCAGACAGTTAACGAGGGTGTGAAATGATCACAGTAGAGAAACTTCATGCCCTACAGATTGGGCCAGAATGGGTAGAGCCACTTAATGCCACCATCCAAAAGTTCAGCATTTTTACCGTCAAAGAGCAGGCCGCCTTTATCGGACAGCTTTCACACGAGTGCAACCACTTCCGCACACTGGAAGAAAATCTTAACTATAGAGCAGAAACCCTTCAAGCCTTGTTCCATACTCACTTTAAGCCAGAAGAGTATGCCCTTTTTGCCCATCAACCTCAAAAGATTGCCAACAGAATTTACGCCAATCGAGGAGGAAACAGGAATGAAGCAAGTGGGGACGGGTATTTGTACAGGGGAAGAGGCACAATCCAGCTTACCTTTCACGATAACTACTGGCATTGTGGACAAGCTCTTGGTCAGGATTTTGTAAAAAACCCAGACTTGGTAAAAACACCTATGTATGCGGCTATGAGTGGGGGGTGGTTTTGGGCTACGCACGGATGCAATCAACTGGCTGAATCAGGTAATGAAGAGGGGCTATGTAAGCGTATCAATGGCGGTCTATTTGGGCTTAACGAACGCATACAATTGACGGCTAAAGCCCTTGCCGTTTTAAGCGCCTAATGAGACAATAAAGCATGGCCGATACACCTACCGCACTACTGCCCATCATGTTTCGCCCTGGTGTAAATCGGGAGCAAACTCAATATGCCTCTGAAACGGTAGGCACTAACTCCCCCGGTTTTTCTATTGTAGGAAGTTGGTATAAATCACAACTGGTTAGATTTAGACAAGGTTTCCCCGAAAAGTTGGGCGGCTGGTATCCATACAGTACGATTACCTATTTGGGAGTTTGTCGTTCTCTGTTCAACTGGGCGGCACTAGACGGTACACCTTTGATTGGCGTAGGAACTAACCTAAAGTTCTACATCAGTAAAGGCGGTGCGTACTATGATATTACTCCTGTTCGTAAAACCAGTACGTTAACCAATCCCTTTACGACCACCAATTTGTCTACAACGGTTAGAGTAACTGATACGGCTAATGGCGTAACGGTCGGGGATTTTGTTACTTTCTCTGGCGCTAGTACTGTTAATGGCTTATTGATCAATGGCCAGTACCAAGTACAAACGATTGTTGATGTAGACAACTATACGATTACTGCAGCTGCTGCGGCCACAGGGAGTGGCTCAGGTGGCGGTACGGTTACTGCCACATACCAGATTAACGTAGGGCCAGCCATCGAAGTTCCATTGACTGGATGGGGTGCTAGTACCTGGGGTTCAGGAACATGGGGAACAGGTTCTTCTACAACGATCAGTCTAAGGTTATGGAGTCAGTCTAACTTTGGTCAGGATTTGATATTCTGCCCTAGAGGTGGCGGTATTTATTATTGGACGTACAGTTCCAGTATATCCAGTCCAGCAGTCAACATATCTACTTTGTCGGGAGCGTCAGATGTACCGACCATTGCTAATTTTGTGTTTGTCTCCGATGCTAGTCGCTTTGTGTTTGCATTTGGGACTAATACTCTGGGAACCAGTACTCAGGATCCTATGCTTGTTCGTTGGTCAGATCAGGAATCAGTAACCTTATGGACGCCAGCGGCTACTAACCAAGCAGGCGATATCCGTTTGTCTAGAGGTTCTCAGATCATCAGTTGCGTGCAGAACAGACAGGAGATTATTGTTTGGACAGATACATCGGTTTATTCTTTCCAATATGTAGGAACACCAGCCGTTTGGAGTTCGAACATTGTTGGAGACAACATATCCATCGTAAGCCAGAATGCAGCAGTGCTCGCAGCTGGTACTACTTATTGGATGGGCGTTGATAAGTTCTACAAATACAACGGTACAACATCTACTCTTCGTTGTGATTTGCGTGAATATATATTTGCCAACATCAATCTGGCCCAAAGCCAACAGATATTCTCTGGAACCAACGAAGGGTTCAATGAGGTGTGGTGGTTCTATTGCTCTTCAGGCAGTACGACAGTCGATAGTTATGTAGTCTATAACTACCAAGATGACATTTGGTACTATGGACAAATGGCTAGAACGGCTTGGATTGATTCGACCGAACTGACCTATCCTATTGCCGCAACGTATAACAATACGCTTGTCTATCACGAGTATGGATTGAATGACAATACAACGGGTACAGATAATGCTATGGATTCTTATATCCAATCGTCTGAGTTTGATCTCCAGTTTGGCAATAAGTTTTCGTTTGTAAACCGTATCTTGCCAGATGTGACGTTTAGAAAGTCTACGACCAGTAATCCACAGGTGACGATGACTTTGATACCTATGCAGAACTCAGGCTCTGGATACAACAGTCCACAAGCTACTGGCGGAACAAACATAGCCACGGTAACTCGTACTGCTACTGCGCCCATTGAACAGTTTACAGGCCAAGTGTTTTTGCGCTTGCGTGGCCGTCAGATGATATTCCAGATTGAAGGCAATCAGTTGAATCTCCAGTGGCAATTGGGAACACCTAGGCTTGAGATCAAACCAGACGGCAGAAGGGGAAGCACATGAGCATTCCTGTGATCAATGTATCTCCTAACTTGCCACTGCCTTCTCAGCAGTACGATCAACAGTACTTTGAAACATTAACTAAAGTGTTACGTTTGTACTTTGCGAGTAACGATAACGTAAACCAAGTGATTAGTAATCAAGTATCGACTAATCAAACGCTCATTTGGTTGGGGGTGTAATGTCTAATTATCAAAACGTCACTCCAGTACAGATTGCACAGGCTGCTTTAACGACCAGCTATGCTACGCTCTACACGGTTCCTACAAATGCTACGACTCCTACTCGAACATATCTCAAGCAGATAGATGTTTGCAATACAACAGGCGGCGCAATTACTTTTAACTTGCACATCGTACTTGCTACTTTTAGTGCAGGAACTCAGAATGCTTTGTTCTATGCTCAGAGCGTAGCAGCCAATACCACATTCTCTTATACAGGCGTACAGGTTTTGCCAACCAGTTCTTTTATTTCAGCTAAGGCATCGACTACAGGATTGACGATTACGATCAGTGGTGGGGAGGCGGTATGAGTACAACATTACCCACATGGGCAAATAATGATTTGGCTACTTACTCTGCATTCACAGGGTTGCCTGCTTCTATTACACAAGGGACAAGTAGTTTGCCTACAAAGACTGTACAAGTTCCAGTTACCCAAGATGATGGAAACGGCAATCAAGTTCCTGTTTATCCACCCAAATATACAACGCAAACTGTCATTGACACTACAAAGTTGCCAAAGGGTGTGCAGCAGGTCACAGATGAGAATGGCAATACAACTTATAGCCAAAGCATTGCCACTCCAAGTGGGTGGGATCCAACTGTAAAGTTGACGGCAAACTATGATGCCAACGGTAATCTAACTGGATACTCTGGTTCTAATCCTGTATTTCCTGCTGGCGCAAATGGAAAGCTAAGTGGCTCAGCCAAGTTTGATCCTTCTTGGACGGCAACAGGAACTCCTACCTCTACCTTGGATACATCCAAAGGTGGCTCTCCTTTGACACAAGATTTGCTAACTATGGCATCTTTTGTCCCAGGTGCAGCACCTTTTATTGCGGCATTGAGTGCAGCTCAATCCATAGCGAATGGCAAAATAAACACAGGGACGATACTAAATACTTTGACTGCCGCTACTGGATTGGGCAGTACGTTGGGTTTAGATCCTTCCACCATATCTGATTTGAACACGGCCAAACAAGTGGCAAGTGGCGTCAATGCAGTACAGAGCAAAAACCCGTTGGCTCTGGCAAGCACAATAGCTAATGCCACAGGCGCTGGTAGTTTGTTGCCTGATGGAACATCGACTGTGCTGAATGTTTTGGGCGGTCTAACGGCAGCATCTAAAGGCAATTTGGCTGGTGTGTTGAGTGCGGCAAGCAATGTAGCAAGTGGCTCAGGTAATGTCAGCATACCGGGAGGAAGCTCTGGTACAACAAATACTCCTACACAAACTACAACGCCTACAAGTTCAACTTCATCTAGTGGTACAGGAGTACAGGTTTTAGCACCTGTGGTGGGTAAAATCGTGGATTATGACATTGGTGGAATTAAGAATCCTTATACCACAAATGAACAGCAAAGCATTACAATGGCAGCAAAAGGTGGGCTGATGGGTCTGCCATCCCTTATGAGGAGATAACATGTCAGTCGATACCAGTAATTTTGACTTTTCCAATAACAACAATGCCAAGATAGATTTATCTGGTCTTGGGAATGTAGATACAACAACTTTCTTTTCCAACCCAAGCCTTGGCTCTTTTAATACTACAAGCAATAGCAGTATGCCGTTGGTGAATGGGTCTGATGGAGGCGAACCTCTTATGGGAACTGCCGTTGGAACAAGTGCGGCAAACGGACAACTGGCCTCGTCTGGTTCGGGTACAGATTTTTCTGCACCAGTTACGGGTAATAGTTCTTTTAATCTTTCTAGTTTACTTTCTTCTTTGGCTAAAAACCCAGCTGCTTTAGCTACTGGCGCTGCAGGTATAGCTTCTTTGTTGGGTGGTAATTCTCCACAAACAGGTGGCTATCAAGGTAGCATTCCCAATCTTATTGCAACACGAATGCAAGTACCAGGAGCAAATCAAGTGATACCAGGTCAAGCCAACAAACAATATTTTACAGATACTCTGTATACCGATCCTAGTCAACAAGCCAATGCTCAGGCTGCTATTGCTGCACAAGCTGCCGCGATTGCACAGAACCAGATGAATGCGCCTATTCCCACGTTTGCCATGCAATACCAAGGCATTCCTGGCGGACAAACTTATGGCAGTGGCATTTCGTCTTTACCTGCTGGATCTTCTTTCCAAGCCAATCCTTCTGTTTTATATGGAACTGGTTTAGGTAATTACGGACAAGGCGCAATGACCACGGGCGGTCCTGGGCAACAAGGGGTGAGTACTCTCACTCAACCAAATACCACTCAATTAACTTCTCAACAACAAGCACAGTTACTTGCTCAGCAACAGGCCCAACAAAAGGCTCAAGATGCTGCCGCTGCTGCTAAAGCCAAAACAACAACCACAACCGATCCCATATTGGCTGCCTATCAAGCGGGCAACTATACATTGGCTAATCAGTTGATCAACCAACAAGGTTTGTCTGCTCAAGATATTGTTAACAAGTACAAGCTTAATCCTACGGATGCCGCTACTGTTGCTAAGAATCTAGGCTACACAGGAAATCTGAGTAACCTAAATTACGGTACGAGTGGTACAACTACTTCTACTAGCCCTGCTTTGGCGCAACAACTTGCTACGGCATTCAACAACGGTGTGAATCCAGACGTATCTACGTTAAACAATTTGATCAGTAGCAACAAGTTAACTGCTTCCCAGTTGGCTACGATGTTTCCAAGCAACATCAATCAAATCTTGAACATTGCTGGTAGCGAAGGCATCAACGTGCCTGGTGCAAGCTATACCCCAATCACAGGAAGTGCTGCCAATACAGGTAGTAAAGTTGTCAACTCTTTGATGACAAACAATCCTGAGTTTACAAATGGCGTATTAACTGGTCCATCACAAGGATCGTTAGCAAAGCAGCTACAGTGGAATGCCAATACTGGTAACACTCAGGGATTAAATGCTCTGATTCAAGCAAATGGATTAAATGCTGGACAACTTCAGTCTATGTTCCCTGGTGTTGATTTGTCTCAGTATGCTGCTCAAGGTGTAAACATACCTGGATACACCCCTCCTACTGGCGTTGCAAGCTTGCCATCTACTAGTACATCAACACCAAGTGGAGTTAGTACTGCAGCTACTGGGCCTCTTGTTGGTGGGCAAACCGATCAAGCTATATCTTCAAGCCAAGTTCCTGCTACATCGGGTGGAACGGCAGTTGCCACTACCGCAGCTCCTTCAAACGCAAATACGATCAGTAGTATTATCAGTAGCGGACAAGCTTCTGGTATGGACAATACGGCCATTGCAAGTCAATTGATTAGCGCAGGTGTACCCGCCGCCGATGTGATTGCAGTTGTCGGTCCTCAGAATGCTGATGTTGTTAACCAAGCTTATGCTGCTGCTCAGGGTGGCGATACAACATATGGCGCCAAGGGCGGTTTGATGGATCTTAAATATGCGGCAGGCGGTCAAACGCATGATCAGCCACGATATTTAAAGGGTCATACAGACGGCATGGCAGATGAGGTCCCCAGTTCTATAGATGGCATTCAACCTGCTAAGTTGAGCCACGGTGAGTTTGTGGTTCCTGCCGATGTGGTTTCTCACTTGGGTAATGGCAACTCTGACGCAGGCGCAGACAAGCTATACCAAATGATGGCCAAGATTCGCAAAGCCAGAACTGGTAATCCAAAGCAAGGCAAACAAATCAATCCTGATAAGTACATGCCTGGCGGTATCGTGGGATATGCAAGTGGCGGTGCAGTTGCTTTTGCTACTGGTGGAGATACTACTGGAATAGGAAGTGCAAACTTAGGTACTAATGCAGCAGGCGTACAAGGCTTGGGTGCTAGTGCTACCAACACTTTGTCACCTTATGTTGGCGGTTATGTAACCAATATGTTGGGGCAAGGTCAAGCTTTGGCTAATGCTCCTATGCCTGTTTATCAAGGACCGTTGACTGCTGGGCAATCGGCTTTGCAAAACCAACAGTTTGCAGGTCTTTCACAGATGGCTCAGACAGGCTATACGCCCATGAACTATCAGACACAAAACTGGTCTAGCCAAGGAATTGGTTCTTTGCCTGATTTGTCAACGCCTAGTGAGACATCTTTGGTAAGCCAAGCTGCTTCAGGCCAGCCCTTTACTCAGACTACTGGCGCTGCTGCTGCTCCTTCCATGTATGGTAATAGTCCTGCGGCACAGTACATGAACCCATATTTGCAACAATCATTGCAACCACAATTGGATGCATTGAACTATGAAGCACAACAGAATCAACAAACATTATTGGGAAACTTGACCAAGCAAGGCGCATTTGGAGGTAGCCGTCAAGGTGTAGCCCAAGGTGTGGCTGAAGGTAATTTGTTAACCAACCAAGCTAACATAATTGGTCAAGGCTATAACACGGCTTACCAAAATGCAATGAATCAGTTCAATGCAGATCAAGCCAGACAGTTGCAAGCTCAGCAGAATACCGAAGCTTCACGTCAGTTCAGTGCCAACCAAGCACAACAAACTTTGCAGGCTCTGGGCACAGCAGGCGGTGTACAACAAGGCATTCAGAATGCTGCGGACCAAGCTGCATATGCAGAGTTCCAGAAACAACAACAGTACCCATATCAGCAGTTGCAGTTTGAGCAAAGCTTGTTACAAGGCTTGCCAATTTCTACGGCTTATACTACGCCCAACACCAATACGATTAGCAATCTTTCTAGTAATATTGGAGGGTTGACAGGTCTATACAATGCACTATCTCCTGTTTTAAACTCTAGTGGAACTACAGGCGGATCTTCATCGGGGACAACTAATGGTTAAAAATCCTTTGCCAATCACCAACCCTAGTCCAAGCCAGACTTGGAATATGTTGAATAACATACCGCCGACCCCACAAGGTTTGGCTACGTTGACTAGGTTATCCCAAATGCCTGCGCCTCCAGGAAACCCTGACTTGCCCGCTACGGCAGGTGTGGTGTTGAGTGCCAAGACGAGCGCAGAAGCACAAGCTCAAAATGCTCAGGCTCAGCCACAATCTCAGACTGTTATGGACAGAATCAGAGCGCAAGCCGCAGCTCTTTCCGCACAAGAAATGGGAAGAAGGCAAGGACTCATGGGTTTGAATGCTATACCCATGAATGAAATGCCTGGTATTGAACCTACCCAAGAAGCTCCACAAAGTCCTCAGCAACAACTCCAAGCGCCCTCTGCTCAGCAAGCGCCACAACAAGCTCCTCAACCAGTAATGGCAGCGAGAGGTGGATTGATGCAACTACCTGTTGGACATCATATGTTCAACTATAGGCATGGCGGAGTGATAGGATTTAAAGAAGCTCCCAGTTTGGTTCCTGATCCCAACTTGCCTGCTGATCCATCAGTTATGACGCCTGCTCAAGTCGAACAATACTTCAACGATGAGAAAGCTAGACAGACGGCTAAAGTGACAGGTAAAGATGTTGCGCCAGCCGCTACTCCTGCAGCTACTTCTGTGGTTAGACAACCTTATGTTGCACCAGACTTTTCTGCGTCACAAACCAAGCCTATGGATTGGGTGATGCATGATCCCAGTCTTTCTCCTGCGGCCAATGCGCTAGGTAGTTTTGCTTTGGGCTTGGGTAAGGTTGGTGTCCTAGGTGCTAATGCAATAGGGGATACGACTGGTCATGCCATCAATTATCTGACCATGCCATCAGGTGAATACAATAGAAGGTATCCATCAAGTACTGAGTCTGAAAACTTCCCAAGCGTTGCATCCAATCCAAATGCTGCACCGTTGCTGAGTCAGTTAATGCCTACGGGTGATACTGTAAAGCCTATTCCTGTTCCAACGCCATCGGATACAACTCCTCCTCCCCCATCTCCTTTGGCTGCTCCTTCTCCATTGGCAGCGGCTAAACCTGTTGCGGCTGCACCAGCTAGAACGGCTTTCCAAATGACAGATGTGAGTTCGCTGAACAAGCCAACTCCTGAGTCTACTGAATTGGAAAAGAGAGCTTTAGAAGCAACCAAAGGTCCTGATCTTAAACAGAAGATAGAAGATGAGGTCAAAATTGCTAAAGCTTATGGAACAGATTCTCCAATAGGCAAAGCTGCTATGGATCGCATAGATCAATACAACAAAGCATATCAAGCTTCCATTGCTGAGCGTCCTATGGAAAGGCTGATGAAAGTATTGGCTGCCATGTCTTACGGTGGATTGAAGGGCGCAGGGCCAGGTTATCTAAGCGCAGTTGAAAATGAACGCAAAGCTGACTTGGATCAGATGTTGAAGATCCATGAGATGATGACTCCGATTGAGACTGAGCAGTTCAAGCAATCTGCTGCCCGTGCGAAGAATGTCTTTGATTCTTATGGCAAAGACAAAGAGACTGCCGCTACTGCTGCGGTTAATCTTCAGAAAGAAAGCATGCAGAACCTGTCTGCTGAAAAACAGAAAGCGTTGGAGATTGCATCCAATGAAAGATGGCGCTTGGCTGACATTGCTTCTCGTGAAAAGGTTGCAGCGATGGAGAGAGAGATGTCGATGGGTAAATCCTTTACCGACAAGCAACTCTATGACGCCTATAAAGCGGCAGATCCCAAAGCCACAGACCCAGAGATATTGACTCGCATTGCTTTGTTCCGCAATCCCAGTTCTGCCATGAATGCATCTAAGCTTGACTTGTCTGCGATCAGAGACAGACAACAATCTTTGCTCAAAGAAAAAGAAGCTTTACCATCCAAGGCAAGGGCTGATGAAATTGAGAAAGAGCTTAGAGAAATTGATGCTCAACTAAAAGCGGGTATAACTGGCGGGCCGCAATATAATCCCAATGCAGTTCGTGAGGTTAAGAACGAAGGTAAGAAATAATGCCTACCTATCAAGTTGATGTTGGCGATAAGACCTATGAAGTAGACGCACCAGATCCTAAGACGGCTTGGTCTTGGGCGAATACTTATGCTTCTACTCCACCGCCAGCTGCGCCTGCTCCCAAGGAAGAATCCAGCGACTTTGTTCGTGGCTTTAAATCTTATATCCCACAAACAGAAGAAACCATAGGCGGTGTAGAAACCGTACTTGGTGCTGGTGCTAAAAAGCTTTTGGGCCAGGGCGCCATCTCTGATTACCTACTTAAAGGCGGTGCAGAGAAACTTAAAGAAGCGCAAGAGAAACAAGAGGCGATGGCTAAGCCTACTGACTCTTTGGCGAATGCTTGGAACCAAGGCATAGGAACTGTACTGACTGATTGGCTCCCCTATCAGATTGGATCGGGTGCTGCCAATATGTTGGAGACTGGTGCTACTGCCGTGGGCGGTGCTTTGGTTGGTAGCGTATTGCCTGTTGAAGGTACTATAACTGGCGGTGTTGCTGGTTTGGTGGCCAAGTCAATGGTCAAGAAGGGCATTAAAGAAGCTGCGGAAAAGATCCTAAAAGAGTCTGGTGAAGAGGCGGCTAAGACCTACGTTGAGAATCAGGCTAAGAAAGAGATTGTTGGAGAAGAAGCCAAAACCTTGGCTAAGTCTGGTGCTAAGGCATATGGATCTATGGCGGGTAGTGCTGCTGAGGCGGTCTATCATGGCGTGGGTGAAGTGGGTAGTCGTGCAGCGGAGCAAGCTGAAGAAGAGGGTAAGCGCCCAGAGGACATGGATTTGTCTAAGGTTGGGCCTGCTGCGGCTGCTCATGCATTGGCAGACTATGCGGCAGAACGAATTGGCTTGGGTTCATTGAGGGGACTTAGCGGATCTACCAAAAATGTGTTCTTGGATGTAGGTGCCAATATGCTTTTGACAGGGGCTAAAGAAGTGCCCCCTGAGTTATTGCAACAAGCAGCCGAGCGTTATGGTGCTAACTTACCGTTGACCGATAAGAATGCGATCAATGAATACATTGATACTGCTGGTGCTGCGTTTGGTATGTCTGTTATGCCTGGTGCGTTGGGTGGAGTTAGAACCCGATTGGCGTCTGCGGCTGAACAGAAAACAAAAGAACAAGAACATGCCGATGAGACTCAGCCTGTAGATAAACCTGACCATAATGAAGTCAGTGAAAACGAAAGAACTGCTTTAGATGCGGCCATGAAAGCTGCTGAAAAAGTTGGTGTGCCGCTGACAAAGACAGCTCAAACAACTTTATTTGGTGTTAGTCCCAATACTCAAAATCAGCAGCTATTGGATACGGCAAGACAAAACCAATTTAAGTTACAGCAAGAAGCTGAACAAACTTTTAAGAATGCACAGCTCAAAGCAGAAGCGGTTGCAGATCCTTTCATAACTGCTGCTAGAAATAGAATTCAAGCTGGAGAAGATGCAGAAAAGGCTATTCTTGCTACATATAAAGATTTAACCCCAGCAGAAAAGGAGCAACTAAAAGCTTTAAGCCCAGAAGAAAAGATTGCTAGACAAGAAGAGTTGGCAAATCTTTACAAAGGCATTTCTGAAGTTGAAAACAAACCATTAACGCAAGAAGAGATAGATGCGAAGAAGGCTGAAATATCGGCTCGCCTCGGTTTGAATGTTGAACCCAAAGATATTGAACAAGCCCCCAAAACCACTCCGTTTAGGAAGTTCTTGCTTTCCAATGGATTAAAGCCTGAAGAATCTTTGGATGTGACTGGCGAGCAAAGAAAGGTCAACGCAAACAGAAAGCTGCCTGGATTTTTTAGAAAAGATGGCTTGGGAATTGATGACCTAGCGCAGCGGGCATATGAGGATGGTTATTTGCTTGAGAGCGACATGGAGTATGACGGTGGTGTGAGTAAGCTCCAGGAGATGATCAAGGATGAATTGAATGGCGAAGAGCAAAAGAATGTAGAAGACCAAAAGACGTCTGCTGAAAAAGCATATGAGGCATATCAGCAAGAGTTGCTTGACGATGCGGCCAATCAGTATGGAATAGATACAGATGGCATGAGCCCAGAGCGGATTGCCAGTATGGTATCGCGCATAGAGAGAAAGCTAGAGGAGAGTAAGGCCAAGCAATTAAAAGCACAAGAAGCGATTGAAGAGGCCAAGCGTTATGCCGATAAGTTTGAGGCTAATAGAGAGCGTTACGCAGAAGATAATGAGGATTTTGCCAATCTCCCGGTTGCAAGTCAGGATGACATTCTTGATGTTGTTTTAGACAATGACGGCAATCCTACGGTTATGAGTCATGCCTCTCCCAGTGAGGCTGAAGATATGGCTGTGCGCGGGATTGTTCCTGAAGATGTGATGCATTCGACCAGGGCGTTCAATGGCCACAACACGACCAGAGAACAAGAGAGAAATGCCAAGGAGTTGAAGGGCAAGACGTTGCTTGAGGTTGCACAGTGGGCTGTGGACAATGCGCCTAACAAGATGGCTAGATACTTTGCTGATCTTGTTAACAAGCGTATACAGGGCATGGCTCAGCGTGGCATGAAAATGGATTTCCAAATATTGGATGGCGCCACCCGAACTGTGGTCATGCGTAATGCCAACGGTAGAACATCTTTTATCTGGGGTAGGACAGGAGAGAATACTTCTGTTAGCGTTCAGCTCAACGGTCCTACGGTTGTAAGAAATCAGGCTACTCACCCACCTGGTACGGATTACACAACCATTCTGCATGAGTTGCTGCACGTTGCGACCCGTGGTCAGTTGAAACTTTTGAACAGTACAGATCCAATTGTCAAAGAGTTAAACGCTTTGTTTGTTCAAGTTCACAGACATTTGACTTCTGAGATTAGAGCTGGTCGCAAGACTGATTTCATGGACCGCATCAACAGATTAAACAATGCATTGGAATCTGTGGATGAGATGGTTACTTGGTCGATTACTGACCGTGATATGCAAGACTTTATGTCTAGCATCATGGTTGGACCTAAGACCGCCTTTAATCAAGTGGTGAATTTGGTGCGCAGAGTTTTAGGTGTTGCACCTAACTTTGAATCAGCTCTGGATAAACTGGTTCGCACGACTGACATCATTCTCAAAGAAGATGTGAGAAAGATTGGTCGCGAGATTGAACAACAGGGTTATAGTTTTGGCTCCAAGCAAATTGCTGCCAGCAGCAGAATACGGCAACAATCTTTGTTTTCCAAGAGAGTTCAACATCTATTTGCAGATGAAATGGATACCCGTAGGCAGGGCTTTTACTTCAATGCAAAAGAGTCTCCTTTATACAAAACCAGGACTGCACAAGAGGTTGATCCTGTTACCAAAGAGCAAGCGGACAAAGCCATCAGCGCAAATAAAACAGGCGCTCGGATTATGGAGAAAAACGTTCCCTTGCATCATGGTGATTTGATTGGTGCGCGTTTAGATTTAAACATTCTTAAAAACCAAGGCGTACCTGTTTTGGCCATTCACAAGGGATCTGAGTCTGACAAGTTCCCGCATGGCTCTACGGCCGGCTATTGGTCTAAGGAGGTTATTAAATACTTGCCTGTTGTTACGATGAGGAATGTTTTCTTCAAAGTAAGCCAGCCAATTAGGGAGAGAATCGCCGCGGGCCTTCAGTATAAAGAGCCTATGGGCAGTGCAGACGGTAAATATGTACCCACGGATAAGCCAAGTTTTGATGGCGTGGAAATGGGATTTAATCCTAAGAGCACACATCTGTTCCAGGATGCTTTAGGCCGCGTGTTGAAATATGCGGATGAGGTGACGATTACCGGGAATAAAATGTTTGCCCGAGGTAATTTGGAATATTATGGCCAAGAGGATGTTCCTGCTCGCGCTGGCAATGCCCCAACAACAGGTAAGCTGCTTGAGCCCGGCAAGGTATCTGAACAAGCCAAAGCTGCTCCCACACCGATTCAGGATGAACTATTCAATAAACGCGATTCGAATGTTGAAGATACATTGAGTGCTATTAATTTGCCCAAGACCAAGCAAGAGGCCAGGGCAATGGCACAAGCTGCGTTGCAGAAACGTGCTCCGATGAATACTAAAGCATTCCAAGGCATGAGTGCTGCTGCTGTTGCTCGTATTCAGCCTAAGTTTTATGCGCCCAACATAACCATTTTGGATCGCATTGATGGGTTAAAGGATAACTTCTTTAAGCATCTTGCACAGAAAACAGTAGACCAGTTCAGATCAATTAAAGGCATTTACGAAGATATAGAGAAAAAAACAGGCGTAGCTATGCCTCAGTTGGGTTACATGATGGCTCGCATGTCCAGGAGTATTGATGGCGCCCTGGAAGGCTTGTTGTTCTATGGCCATGTGTTCAATGATGGCGGTGCTTTGAATATTAAGAATGGCACAAAGGGATTGATTGATATCCTAAAGCCTTTGGGTGAAGAGGTGGACCGCTTTCAGATTTGGATGGCTTTAAATAGAGAAGCTAGATTGCCAGCTGAAAAGAGATCTGATGATTTAAAAGATTTAGTGGCCGACTTGCCTGAGTACACAAGAGGAACCATCAACGGTAAGCCTCGCGCTTTGGTGTATGAGGAAACTCGCAAAAAGATGCAAGAGCTGAACAAGTCTGTGCTTGATGTAGCTAAGAGTATGGGATTGCTTGATGACGAAGCGTATAAGCGTTTTAGCAATGATATGTTCTACGTTCCTTTCTACCGTGCGATGGAGGATGGGAATGTGGAGAGCATTAAAACTGCATCAACTTTGACTAGCCAGTATTTCTCAAAAGAACTAAAAGGCAACAATGAAAAAGCTTTTGGTGATTTGATGGAGAATGTACTAAGAAACTGGAGTCATATTCTATCTGCCTCGGCAAAAAACCAAGCTGCTGTTCAGACATTAAAGGATGCTGAAACAATAGGAGCGGTTACAAGGTTGGGCACAAACGCTGGACCCAAAAAGGATACTGCCGTTAAGGTCAGAGAGAATGGCGAGTTGGTTTACTATGATGTGCATGAACCCATGTTGTTGGAATCCATTTCTAACATCACCTTCCTGGGTAAGAGCAATGCTTACCTTGATGTAGCCAAAGCGTTTAAGAATGCCATCAGGTTTGGCGTAACTCTGTCTCCTGCGTTCAAGGTATCTAACTTGATCAAAGATTCGATCCAGTCTGCTGCCGTGTCAGGATTGTCCACAAACATCGGCAAGAACTTGATTGACGGATGGGCACTATCTTCTAGGGATAACCCTGCGTATGCATCCATGTTGGCTGGTGGTGCGATCTTTAACTTTGGCACAAATGGCGAGGGCGATCAAGCCGCAATGGTCAAGAGATTGATTGCCAAAGGCGTGAATAGAACCACCATATTGACTGGCTCAGACTCCATTAAGGATGGATTGAAAAAGTTATTTGATGCGTATGAAGATTTGGGAAATAGAAGTGAAGCTGCGAACAGAGCTGCACTTTACCAACAGTTAAGAGCCAAGGGCCTGTCGCATCTTGAGGCCAGTTTCCAAGCTCGTGACTTGATGGACTTCTCAATGCAAGGATCTTCTAATGCATTCAGATATCTAACAACCACCGTGCCCTTCTTGAATGCCCGCCTGCAAGGTTTGTACAAACTAGGTAGGGATGGCATATTGCCCACAAGCCGAGTGATTTACAACACGGTAACAGGCAAGCCCATTGAAGCTACGGATAAACAAAAGGCGGCTCAGTTCAGCGTAGTTACGGGTAGCGTGATGTTGGCATCCATGTTACTTTATCTTGCATTCAAAGATGACGATGACTTCAAGAAGCGTGAAGACTGGGATAGGGATAACTTCTGGTGGATCAAGCTACCTGGAATGGATGCAGCTTTGCGTATTCCTAAGCCGTTTGAGATCGGTGCATTTGGTACGTTGGCTGAGAGAACGCTTGAGCAGATCGTGGATAAGGATGTTGAGGGCAAGAAGTTTGGTGACAGTATCAGCCGTATGCTGACCAATACCTTCTCGCTCAATCCTATTCCCCAATTTGCTAAACCTTTAGTTGACATTTATGCCAACAAAGATAGCTTTACTGGCGCTCCGATTGAGACTGCTGGCCTAGAAAGATTGTCTAAGCAAGAGCGCATGACTGAATCCACAAGTCCAATAGCCAAAGCTTTGGGTGGAATATCTCATGCCGTAGCGTCTGTAACTGGTGAAGGAACAGAGTTGTCCCCGGTTCAGATTGATTACTTGATCAGGGCTTACCTTGGATGGATGGGTGGAACGGCTGAGAGTATTTCTTACTATGCCATGATGCCGTTTAACGATGGCGCTTATCCTGACATGAAGAAACTGGATGCTGTTTCTCTTGGGTTTATCAAGTCATTGCCCAGTAATCAGTCGGCTTATGTGAACGACTTTTATGAGAATAGTAAGTTGATCAACCAGGCTTATGCTGACATGCGCCACTATGCTGAATTGGGTGACTTCGATAAAGTCGCGGAAATTAAAGAAGAGAAGGGCGATAAGATTGCGCTGCAGAAAATGTACGATGCAACGGCTAAGAAGATGGCCAAGGCTAGGCAGCAAATCATGGTCATAACTGAAGACAAACAGATGACCGGTACTGAAAAGCGTGAAGAGATTGACCGCTTAAAAGAGATAATCAATCGATATGCCCAGCAGGCAGAAGAGTTGAGAAAGAGTTATAAGTAATCAATCGCCACAGAAACAAGCTATGCCTTCTTCATTCTGATCAAATAGATCCGTTTGGGATGTGCTAAATGCCAACATGGAAGAATAGCTTGGCCTGTCGTTTCTGAAGTTTGCTCCGCTTGGCTTAGATGCCAATGCCAATGCCTCCATATTGGCCCACCAAACTCCTCGCTCTGGTTTTTCTTGAATCAAAGAAAGAATCTGAGCTGCTGGTTTTAGGAAACACAAATCGCAATTTCCGTGCATAGTCTTGCCATTGATAGATGGCAACTCTAAATTAAACGGCTGGCTATTCCAAAATTTGTGTACATCTGCCGAAGTTATTCCATCTACAAATAAAGGAATTCTGCTTTTGTCAGTTATCTTGGCTGCTCGTCTAGGCTCATCGGCCCTGATACCAATCCAATCCTCACTTTCCGTGTGATCCGTCCAACCAATTGATCTTAAGTACTTATTGATTGACCTAATCTTTAGCTCCGAAGTACAAAACCTGGTTACTGGATTTGGTAAATATTGCCGCTTAATGATTAATTCCTTAAACGGTTCTCCATTTCTACTGGCCGTTTCAAAGTCAACAATTTTAAACTTAGGTTCATCGGGTAAATATTCAATCCAATGAATTTTAACGCCCCACTCCTTTGAGCATCGATCAATGAATCTTAATGTAGCCTCCTCTTCTTTGCCAGTATTGGCATAACAAACATAAGCATCATCAGGCAGCCCGTTGTTTGCCTCAATGATTTTATAAAGCATAAAGCCAGATGTTCTGCCCCCACTAAAAGATATGCATGTTGGTTCATTGATGATGTAAGGGTTCATTGTCTAGCCTTGAAGTGATGCTCTATGGTCATGGCCACCAGGTTCCATTCGGTAAGCCGGTAGCGTGTATAAAACCCCTTTGTGCCAAGGCCATGCAATCCTGAATTGCCGGTGTGATGCTCTGGACAAAGTGGAACGACCAGCCAATCGGAGGCTTTTTCTCCTCCGCCAGCTGCGTTTCTGGGATGATGTAAATGTGGAGGAGTGTGCCCGTATCCAAGGTGCAGACAAAGGACGCATCCTAAGTCTGCAACTTCACTCAAATAACGTTTGAGGTCTTTGCTCACAGTCTGCGCCTTCTTTCATCTATCATGGCAAAAGCCCTGTCGTAAGCCAATTCAGCCTCACGCTCAGGATCGTCACCAATTATAGAGCCCATCATGCAAAAACATGCAAACAGATCCACCAACTTCATGTCAGGTAGTTCGATGTGTTCTTCCTCGACCAAACCTGCAACTCCATCAGCTTTTTTCCTTGGCATCTTTTACTCCTTTCAGTTTGTCAATCTCATCGCAAACAGTCTTGGATAGAGATTTACCACTGACATGGATAGACATCATGGTCGGTTGTTTCTTAATGATTGCCTTTACATCTATCAAAGCTTTCTTGTACCCTGCGGTATAAGGTTTGTTCTCTTCGATAAACATATTGATGGCATCTCTAACCATACTGGCTGCCTTCCTGTCCTTGGCCGCCTCCTTGACTTTGTTGTAAACCTCCTCTGTCAGGTAGACAGAGTAAGGGACTAAGCGTTTAGGTGTTTCCATTCTGTGAATGCCTCATTGATTTCAAATAATTGTTGAGCTGCTTCTCGGTTATCTTTAAGCTCGGACCTAGATAAAACACCTAGTTTTGCCCTGAGCCACTTGACCACAACATCCTCAGACTCTTCTTGTATTTCCCCCATCTCCACTAAGAAATTACAGAACATAGGGTCCTTGCAAAGAATACCTGCAAGCTGAACAGGATTTCTAAGGTTGTTGCGGTTGAATGGCATTTCATCTTCGCCTATCCTAACCATCACAACTTGGTATCGAGCGCCTACAAAATCCCTCAGAATCTCTTCTGGCACTTCGTCAGGGTGAATAGAAAGGGTCAGTATGTAACCCGATCTATCCTGTTTCATAGCGACTTTTACGCCCTCGAAGTTAGATGACTTCATCAGAAGGGAATTTCGCCTTCGTCAATCTGTGGGGCCTGTACCTTGGCAATCTCAAAGTCATCGTACTTGAGACTGATGAACATGCCATTCTTCCCCTGTCTGTTCCATCCGCTTAGCTTAATTGGTATGCCATCCTCAGAGGACAGGTCCAACAACTTCTTGAGCAGCGAACGCTCCAAAGTAATCGTACCCTTGTGATCGGGGGCTTTATCGGATTTCTTGTACTGGTTAACAAACAATGCGCCTGAATTTGGATATTCCATATTTACTCCTTGGTTAAACTATCTTTGGTTTCTTTGAAAAGACCTAGCAATGCAACGTGCTGTCTCTCGTCTTTTTCCTTTATCAAGTCGTACATCTTTTTGTTCACTTGGTAAATCTTCATCACATCGTCTACAGATTTAGCCGTGGCCAGTTGTATCTTTGTTGCTTCCATAACAACCTTGCTCAACTCTTCAGCCGTGCAACCCTCTGGGTCCACAGAAATGTGAATGGCAAATGGATCTTCTATCGGCACATATGAACTCTTGGCCGCAGACTTTTCCCTAGCCACATCCTGTTGGGTTCTTACAACTGGCTTTGGAACATCTTTGATAGGCTCGGCTGAATCTATAGGATCGCTCTCGGTCAGCTCTAGCGCAGTCATCCAAAGGTAGCGCCTTTGATAACTCTCAACGGCTCCTAGGTTCTGAATATCGTGTGCGCCTTTAAGTGCAGCCGTAGCCATAGGTGAGGTAATCACAATCATGGTTCCGTCTTCTACGTCTGTGATCTGTAAGGTTGCGTACTCGTGTGTATAAGTAACAACACCACAGATGCCGTGCTTGAAGAACAAATCCATTGTGGCTGGCATGAAGTCACCCAGCTCAAAATACTTGTAGCCAGCAAACTTGTTGTGTCCTGACTTTTCCAGTTTGGTTCGCAGCAGATCGCATCTGACTGCCATAAGTTTTTTATGTACGCTCATTTGGTTTCCTTAAATCTTCTATTGTTGAGTTAAGTGTATGGATGTGGTCTTCTAGATACTCAATGATTCCATAAAGCTTTGTATTCTTTTCCTTAAGATTTTCTGACTCGGTCTTAGCGTTTGATTGTGAAAACGATAGCTCGAAACAATTTCTCTCTAAATTTGCCTTATCACGCATTAAAGCTGCGACTTGCCCTTCAAGCTCTACGCATCTTTTTTTCCAGTCGATTGGTGGTCTAGCCATTTTGTTGTTCCTTTAAATAGGTTTGATATTGATTACAGAACTGGGAAACCTGACAGTAGGACTTGCATCTCGTTCTCTCGCCAGGTCTGTGTTCTATGATGTAGCCCTTGGTCAGAGCCAGCTTTGCCTCTCCCTCGTTGTCGTATACCCTCTTTGCTCTTACTCCTCCTTCCTTTATCAATGCCCATGATGTAGGCTTTTCCCACATATCTTTCTCGCCACATTCAGGCAAACCCTCGCCCATATCGGCATTGAACTGGGCGTCTGAATGCATCTTTATCCTACGCTTGATATAGTTAATCCTCTCCTCCATGCTCCACAAAGGGATGTCTATGGTCACAATGGGAGACTGGGGATAGCCTTCCTTAATCTGCGCCTCTTTAGCCGACCAGTCCCTGATGATGGCAATGATTTGTAGCTTGATTACTTTGTCGTTCTTGACGTTATCCACTAGCCAAGCATAGACATTAAGCTGCTGATGCCATTCGTCCTTCTCATTCATGACCGCCCAAGCGCCTGTGGTCTTGTAGTCAGAAATAATGATTCCGTCAGGTGTGATTTCTTGTAGATCAATAGCTCCTGATATGTCCCACCCATCTACCTTGGCGTGGATGCGCTGCTCGATCACATGGTTGTCGCTCTTGCCGTGCTCCAGTACTGCGTGGATGGCAGAACCAAAGATCTGCCAAACCATTTCACTGGCGTCTTGCTCGATCTCATTCCAATGCTTGCGCTTTAGGAGCACGATCTGAGGTGCAGTCATCAGTTCGGTCACAGAGATATGTGCTTTACCCTTGGAATAGGTCGGGCGCTTGATGACGTTGATGATGGTTTCAGGTAAGTTGAACTTGTTAGTGAGTTGCATTTCTTTCCTTTAACATGAGATCTGCATAGTGATAGCGCCATCTGATCATTTGTTCTAGGCCAGTTTCTGAGATGTTTCTGAACTGATCTCGCTTGCGCTCAAACGCCTCTGGCATTGTGGGTGCGTGTGCCGCTAGGTAATCCCTGAGTTCTATGTTCTTCAATGTGCTGCTCCTTTTTGGACCATTTGTTTATAGAAAGTTACGAATAAATCTATTGCATCGTGCAAAGAAACATCACAGTTAAATGCTATGTTTGCATATGCTGCGGAGACTGTTGCCACCGCCAATTCAGTATCTAAATATTCCAGCTTGTGCAGTTGGCTTATAATCTCGTCAGCCAGGTCATAGATTATTTTTGATCTCGCCATCAGCTCGTCTTCTTCCATTGCCTCTCCTAGTTGTTTTGGGTTATGGAATATAACAGGTGTATTCAACAAAGTCAACATATTATATGACCAGATACGCAAACAGAATTGATGCCAATCAAAATGAGATTGTTGAGGCTTTGAGGGCCTGTGGCGCAACAGTTCGGATCATCAGCCAAGGCAATGGGATACCAGATTTACTGGTGGGATACCGTGGTTACACTATCCTGATGGAGGTAAAAGATGGGGATAAAACAACATCTGCCCGAAGTCTGACGCCAGCAGAGCAGAAATTTTTTGACGAGTGGGAAGGTGGAATGTTGGCTATTGTGAATAGCATAGGGGAAGCCCTTGACATTCTGAAGAATTGTAAGTAAAATGTATCCAATCCAGTTGCCATTCCTTTGAGGGTTTGGTTTAATCCCATCCTATGTGATGGGATTTTTTTTGTGCTACTATTTCTCATCGGCAAAACGGTTTAGCTCCGTGAGGGCAATTCTTAGAAGTGTTGTGCAACCTCTACCCTGCTTTATGGGGGCCGATACCTTAAATCTGTGTTATAATGAACGTACATTGCTGTGGTTGGTGATGTACAAAGACCGTTTAGAGATGTATACCATCTTACTTAATAACACGTTGGAAAGTTATTAAGCAAGACAACCACTGGGATACATCACTAAGCGGTTTTTTTTCGCCTCCACAAATGTCTTTACAGGGTCTATCGGGTTTTAGACTGGCATGAGGGAAGCGTAGGAAGCGAAAGCGTAGTCCGCAGTCCACCAGTTTTACAACGTTCTTACCTGTGACGTATGGCGCAAAGAAGGTGCAAGCGCAATTGGGAGTGATGCCCTGGGTGTCCGTGGTTCGGTCTGCGGGTGGCGCTCAGGGTTCAGGTGGCCAAGCTAGACACGAGAGTGGAAAGCACCTGAAGTCCGTAGACGTAGCATGGCTCCGTCAGTGGTAAATCCTAGGGAAGCCGAGTGCGTCCCTAGGCAGTTCTTTGTCCACCCACATTCACCATCAGTGGTAGTTAATGAAAAAAGCTGCGAGATTAAAACTTAGGGCAAAGAATCTCAGAGCCAATACATCTTTGATTACCGCCATTCTAGAACCGTTCTAGAATAAAAAATATAGCGTTAATACTACAATACTTTACGATAACCTGTGATATAATGCATCAAACTACAAGGAGGTGCAATGGATATTACTTATTTACGCATGGCCAGGCGGTTATGGAATGTGGATTACATACCGTATTGGGAGAACAGGGCGAACCAGAGGAAGTGGGTTCGTTCGCTGAGGTTACTGGGTAACAACTGGCTCTTGAAGGAGAAGCTAGGTCCTTTGTTGGAGGACAAGCATGTTGCTCATTGACTTTGTAATTTATGCGGTGGCGCTGATCACGGCTGCGATAGGGGCTATGTTGGCGGTTCTGGTCTTTTGGATTGGCTACATGGTGATGGCTCATGAATGACTGTCCTGTATGTTTCTTGGGCGAGATGGAGCTGACTGAGGCTCGGCTGCATTGGGTCTGTTGGAGATGTGGGTACACAGTCTTTATAAGGAATAACGATGACGAATGAAGAAATAGAAGAAATGGCTGAGTTGTCTGGGCTTTATCTTTATAAAACAAATGAAGAGTTGATTTATTGCCTGACTTACTTTGCCAAACTAGTAGCAGAAAAAGAACGTGAGGAATGTGCAAAGATTGCTGACTCATACGCAGATGGGTTAGAGCGTAATTACTCTGAAATCATTGCGGACAAAATCCGAGCAAGGGGAAATAATGACTGAACAAAAAACAGGATTTACTATTTATAAACCACCTAAACCAGTTGGTTATTGGTGTTTGTATGGAGGTGGACATACAACAAAATTTGCAATGTATGCAAAACCTACTAATGAACAAATCAAAAACACAACAGAATTGTTGGGATGGATTTGGGAGGATGCAAAATGACTAAAGAAGAAATCATTGAGATGGT